GCTAGGCCATTTTGGCCATTATCAAAGAAGCCAACACCCTTAACGGTCTTAGTGGCTGATACTGTGAATGTCCAGCCATAGCCATAGACAGCCGAACTATTCCAGGCTATGGTGCTACCACCAGCGAACGTGTAATCACTGCTATCGGGGACGCTTGTAATAACACCTGATCCACTGCCAGCAAACAACTCGTACACTATCCCGATCGTTCCGCTTGAGATTGATACACTGGTCAGTGATTGGGTTGATTCGGTCAGGCTGTACGGGGCTTGGAGCAGCCAGGTCAGAGAACGACTCACGCTTTCCCGTTGTACGTTCTCGGCCACAGCTCCAACGGTGCTGCTCCTGGTTAGCTCTGCTGCGTACACATCCCCCTCGACCCCAGCCGTCCCGAAGCTGGCCCAAACGTTGCCAGGTGCCATCGGGTCAAACCCGTTCGGGGCGTTGATCGTGTTCGCCAGGGCGGGGGTGCTGTTGGTCGTCGGGGTCACGGTGGGCAGCCCGGTAGCAGCCACCATCATCGGGAACCAATCAGCACCGCTCGCCCCGGTCACCAGACCCGCGCCGCCGTCCAGCATTGCATCACAGCCCACGACAAGCCCTTGAGAGTCCCAGGCAAAGGTCGTGCCGTTGGCGCGAAACCTGCCCACGGTGCCGGCCGCCTCCAGGTAGAGGGTGCCCATGGGTTCGCTTGGGAGGTTGCGCAGCTCGGTGGTGATGCTCTTGCCGTTGGCCATCCCTGAGAGGATGTAGTGGATCGCCCTGCCGTATTCGTAGGCAGCAGTGGCGCTGGAGACGTAGACGTACTTTAACCCCGTACCATTGTCGCCAGAATCCGTAGCGGGCCGCAGGTAGCTATCAGGGGCAAACTGCATATCGTATTTATCCGTGCTATTGGTTCCACCGGAGCCAAACGACAAATCAGATAGCTGGCTTTTGTATGGGTCACCTATTGGATTGAAAAGATTCCAGCCGCCGTTAGTATTAAGGGTGTTTTGAGTATCCCTTAGCCTATCGTTTTGCTGGTCTAGCTTGCTGGGCTGAGCTGGGGCAGTGCCTCGCCCGATGTTGATTGTCTTCTCAACGCCGCTGCTCACCAACGAACTCATGCGAGATACAAGGGTGTAGGTGCCGCTGATTCGATCGGCATCAGTTGCCCGCTTCAGGCCAGCCATGATGACCGATGCAATCGTCTTTCCGGCAGAGGTGGCTCCCCAGGCTTGATGAACAATGGTGGTTTGCTTTGTCAGGTCAACCGCCTTGTTTTCCTCTTTCTCTACAATGGTCTTACGGGTCAGTGTGTTGCCTACCCCTAAATCGATGTTTTTATAGTTCTCGATTGCCAAGCCACCAGCAAAAGCAATAGTTGGTTCGTACTCATATGTCGTTACCTCTCGTTCAATAGGGCCATCCTGGGTGATGATGTATTTGTTGAATGTTTCGGTTCGCTTGGTCAGCAACGAACCGGGAAAAGCGGGACTACCTGCTTCTAGTTTTGACTTCCACCGGGTCGGGTTAGCAGCGCCTACACAGGTTGTGGTCGTGGAAATGGTATTGGCTACAACGTCCTGGGTTTGCCGTTTGCCATCCTTATCGATATACTCAATCGTCGTGTACTGTGTTACCACTTCCGACGTTGACGCAAAGCTCACCTGATCGGATCGTGTCTCAAAGGAATCTCCCACCTTCAAGCGGTACTCAACCGCGTACACTTCGGCAGGGCTGATTGTTTGTTGGTAGGTCCAGTTCTGCATCAGCCAGTCCCCGTGTTCCAGGTGTACGCCTCTTCTCCCGGCGTTTTGGGTTTGTAGTTAGGTGAGGTTTCCACGGTGGGCCAGATCGACTGCCCGTAGCTGATCGTGATCTCTTCCGGTGGCGGGGGGTTGCCAATCGCCTCGATGGTGAGTGTCTCGTTGATCGTCAGGAACGGGCCTTTGGTGGCAGGAGTCAGCACCTTGCGAAGCCGTAGCTTGTCGGTAGCATCGATGAAACCGTAGAGCCCTGCTTCCGCGATGATCCGGCTAGCGATTTCTAGGTAGCCATCCGATAGGTCAATGCTGGTCACCGCCTTGGCGAACGTGATCTCAGGGTTGCTGGTGGCCTGGGTGATCCCGCACCGGTCAAGGGCAACGGCCACCACGCTGCTCAGGAAGCAGATATTTGGCGTCGAGCCTGCTGCGACATCAACCGGTGTCCACGCTGGGTAGTCGGTGGCGTAGTAAATCTCGGGCTGCGCAAGGTCCCACTTCAGGGCCAGCAGGCAACCGACGGTCAGGGTGGTCTCGTTTTCGATCGGATCGCTATCTGCCTTGATCACCCGCAGGCGCCTAGGGAACCGCGTGAGCCTGCCGCCCGGTAGCCGCACCCCCAGCAGCAGCTCAGACCCCTTTGCGGGTTGGATTAGGCCGCTGATCACCACCTCGCCTTGCGTGCGCAGGAGGCCCACCCCCGGCGCCAGCGGATCATCCGATAGCTGCCCGCTGATCACGGGGCCAAGGTTGCTGAATACCTGTGCGCGAACATCAACCGGTGCGACTGACATCAGGCAGCCCTCCGCTTGAGTTTCACGGTCACGATGTAGCGCTCCACCACCGCGCCACCGCTGACGATCTGATCGCGCTCCAGGCCCAGCTCACCCACCGGCCAGAAGTCGGTAGCGCTAGGGCGGGCTGCGATCGTGGCCGTGAACCACGCCTTCACCGCAGTCCAACCGGCGGAATTGGTGACCCCCCGAACGGTGCGCACCTCAGAGGCCACCAGGGGCCCCCGTGCCACGAATCCCCCGGTGGAGGTGGGCTCCAGGGTTGGGCCATCCTCAAAGGCCTCGGGCTGATCCAGTAGCGCCAGCGTGGTGGTGCCGAGGGTGATGGTGCCGTAGGCAGGCAGGAAGGCATCACCCCCTAGGCGGGCCTTCTCGTTCTGCCGTAGCAGCACCGCCAGCTGCTGCGCTGCATCGATCAGGGTGAACGACACCTTCACCCATGCCCCGCCTTGCACCGTCTCGCCAACCGGCGCCCCGGTGAACCAACACGCCAGGCTGGTGACACTGCGGCCATGGGCGGAGCAGGTCAGCGCCACGGTGGCCCCCACGGCACGGCTGGCAATGGTGGGCGACTCCTGAATCTTGGCCGCCTGCCACGCATCGAAGATCGTGCAGGTAGTCACCCACTGCGCCGGGGTGCAGAGGCCCGCCACGCTGAACCGCCTTGCCGTCAGCCCCTGCTCCGTCTCCGCCTCGGCATACCCGATCGGCTGCGCCTGCAGGTATCGCAGTGTCAGGGTGGAGGCTCCGTAGACGAGCTGAATGCTCATCAGGGCACCCTCAGAACATCCGCGCTGTCGTCTTCGCCAGCTTCAGGCCGGAACCGTCCCCGCGCACCCCGACCGACACGTTCCACGCTTTGCGCCTCAGCTCGGCTACTTCTTGGCTCAGGTTTCCAACCGCGAGGGCCAGATGGGCTACTGCCGGATCGGACCCACCACGCAGTACGCCAGCACCGCCGCCGAGGGCCCCGGACTCCTTCAGGCGGCTGGTGATAGCAGCAGGGATCACCGTGCCCTTGGAGGGGGGCGTCCATAGGCTGTTGGCGGGCCGGTTGATCAGGGACAGAGCGCCAGATGCTGACAGGAACGCCTCCTGCCCCAAGCTCATCCCGCTGGGGCCGTCGTTGATGCGGTACGTCTGGCCAGCATCCACAGGGCCACCCGTGAAGCGGGCAGGGGGGAGGCCGGCGGCAGAGGCGAGGGAGAGGTAGAACCTCTCAGCAGCGTTGGCCGCATTGCCCATGTTGGTGCTAAGCCCTGCCGCCTGGCCCTTAGCTGCAGCGGTGGCTTTGGATGCCACGCCCATGAAGTCCTTGATGTCGTTCGCAGCGGGCCCCACCCCCTTACCCAGAGCCTGTCCGATCTCGTAGTAGCCCTTGCCGGTATCCCGCACCCGGAGACCCACATCCCGCGCCAACTGGGCAAAGGCGCTCTGCTGGGCAAGCGGCACCTTCAGGCTGTCACCCACGCTCTTGAACTGGTCGGCGGTGCCTTTGGCAGCCTTGAAGGTGCCATCTGCGGCGAGCTGTAGGCCCTTTGCCTCGGCGGCAGCAAGGGCCCTATAGATCGCTTCCTCGTTGGTGGCATCAGCGATCCTGCCCTGTATGGGCTGGATTTGCTGAAGGATCCCCAGGTTTTCATTGGCAATCTGCCTGTCAATATCCTTGATTTCTAGGTTTGCCTTTGCCGAGGCTTCCGCTTCTTTGTTGCTTTCGTTGATTGCTTTTGTTACCTCAAGCTCTGCTTTTTTGTACTCTGCATTTGCTTTCCTTACCTCACTGTTTGCCTCTGTAAGTGCCTGTTGCTGCTTCAATGCCAGCAGATCTCTTTCTAGTCCCTGCTGTGCTACTAATCCTTGAAACTTGGCGCTCATGGCGGCAGCTTCTATCTCTTCACCTCGGCGCTTAATTTCATCCAGCTCTCGTTCGCTTGCCTTACGCTCTTGAGCATCTTTTAGCTCAAAGTCGTTGCGGCTTTTGATGATACCAAAGCGGGAATCCTCTAGGCTGATCAATGCCTGGCCAAGATTGATGCTGGCCTGCTGTACGGAAACAAGCGAGTCGCTCTGTGCTTTGCTGAGCTTGTCCTTTGCAGCGCTAAGGGAAATTGTATTATCAACCTCAATCAGTCCTAGCCTGTTTTGCTCTTTTTGAGTATCAAGTAAATCCTGTGCAATCTTTTTGGTGTCTCCTTTGGCCTGATTAACTTTGCCAGTGTTTTCAACCTGCTTAGTTGTCTCAATGTTTAGTATCTTATTGAGTTCTAGAGTCTCTACCAGTCTTTGCTGAAACTCTTGGCTTGCCTTTCTGGCACCATCGTTTCCCGTGGCTCCTGCGGCACCGGAAAAAACACTAGCCCAAACCAGCTTAAGACTTTGAGAGGCTTTATCTAGTAATCCGACTTTCTGGGTGAGGTCAACAACGGCATTAGCCGTGTTAGTAATAGGTGCAACATTTACCTGTGCCGCTTTGTTTATGGTAGGTGCAACGTCTTTGTTGAACTTCGCCGACAGATCTATGAGCTTAGCGAGCTTATCGAGATACGAGGCGACTTCGGGTAGAGACTGACCAACCGTTGTAGCTAAGTTGCTAGTTGCATTTTGAATCTTTTTAATGCCGCCTTCTATTGTGCTGGTTGCCACTTCACTTGCCTTAGCTGCAGCACCGGCACTGCTAACTTGGTTATCAAGTAGTTGGTTGTACGATTTTAGTCCATCATTCAGCAATGGCTGTACGGCAGCCTGCGCTTCAACCGACCCGAGCAAGATAGCCAGCTTGTCAGCCGCTCCTCCTCCCTTAGCCTGTACATCTGCAAGGAAACCACCAAAGCCACGGGCCTGTAGTCCCGCTAGGTCAAAGCTAATTCCCAGGCTCGCCGCTAGGTCTTTTGCCTGCTCGCTTGGCTTGAGGATCGAGCTAATCGCCTGACGGATCCCGGTAAATGATTGAGCTACCGGGACTCCTTTCAAGGTTGCTGTAGCAATGGCAGCATTCAACTCCGAGATCGGAATACCAGCGGCAGCAGCAACAGATGCCACCGTGCCGATCTGCTCGGCATACTCCCGAACCGTGATAACACCGTCGGCTTGGGTTTGCACAAAGCCGTCTACGATGCTCGTAGCATCAGCCGTGGTTAGCCCGTATGCGTTGATAACTCCGGTAACGGCCTTAGTTACGTCGTTCAGCTCGGCGAAGCCACCTGATGCCCCCAGTGATGAAGCCCTAAGGATGTCCGTGATCTGTGCAGTAGTCGTAAAGCCGCTGGAAGCAACATCATAGGAGGCCTTTAATAGCTCAACTCGGCTTACATTGCTATCAAGCTCAATCGAAAGGTCGAACAGTTTATCCTTAAGATCACTTGAGTTGATACCTAGCGTCCTTACTGCCGCTCCCGCTGAATCAAGCTCTGTAATTTGCTTGCCGACAAACTGAAGCGCTGAGCCAGCCGAGAGAACGGCCCCAGCCTGCAGGGCAAAGCCCTTAAGCTCTTGCCCTAATCCCTTGATGATGCCGCCGCCGCCACCTAACGCTTTGTCTACTTCCTTTTGTGTTTGCGCTATCTGCCTTTGAGCCGCAACGAACTCTTTTGATCCGATGGCGGCTTTGTTCAGGGTTTGATCTAGCTCACTAAGCCTGGTCTTGAGACCCCCCAGTGTAGTGACGCTTGAACCAACGCCCTTATCCAGCTCTTTTAGTTGCCCGCGCAGCCGCTCCAGCAGCTTGTCGTTGGCGGCAAAGCCCTGTTGAAACTCCTGCCCCGCCTGCTTCCCCGCCTGCCCGATCTGCCGCGAGGCATCGAGCACACCCTTTACATCGGCGGTGACTTTAACGACCCACTCGTTGCCTGCCATGTCAGCTCTCCGGTGTCACGACGTACTGGGTGGGGTTGGTCCAGCTGATGGCGTACTGATCCAGCACCCCGAGCCCCTGCCCCGGCGCATCACCGCCGATCGGCACCGCACGGCACCCCGGCAAGAGGCTGATGATCCGCTGCGTCAACGCCTGCAGGGCCGTCAGATCAACTGCGGGTGAAGGCACCACCACACCAGCAGCCACGGCAGCCGAGGCGATGGTGCTGCCAGCTAGGGCATAGCTGAGGGTGAACGGTGCGGTCGTAGTCGCAGCGGTGACCGTGAAGGTGCCATTCAGGGCAGCGAAGGGGGCAGGGAGAGCGCTCACCGCTACCTGCTTGCCCACGCCGAAGCCATGGGCCGCCGCGAAGGTGAGCGTGGCCGTGCCTGATGCAAGGGCGGCATTGGTAATCGCCTGCGGGGCCACCTGCAGGGCAGACCACTCGCTCACGTACAGCCGGAACTGTGGGTTCAGACCCGTCTCCCCGGTAAGCATCGCCTCGGGGCTGTAGTCGGGGTTGTTGAGGATCACCACCTCCAGGCCAGCCACGGCCACCCCCTCGGGCAACTGCTCATTGCGGCGCACCACGGCGATGGCAGGGATTGCCGTACCGCCCCGTGGGGTGTAGCTGCCCAACGCGGGGGCCACTACGGCATCAGTCGCCAGCAGGTCGTACAGCTCCTGTGCAGTGGCGGGAAGGCTCATGCCTCAGCTTTCCCTGCAAGTGGGCCGATCTGGGAGCCGGGTGGCGTTGCGCTTCCCAAACGGCTTACAGATGGGGTAGTATTGAAAAGTCAGTGCATCGCCGCGCTCTGCCCCGCATCGCGACGCCGCGCCTCGCTCCGCATTGGGGCCCTTCGGGGCCCACAACTCACCACTGAGCCATTTGGCTTTCTGGTGGGCTGACGCCTACCACGCCGCCACCCGGCGCATCGCTAAGCGAAGCCTCGCCTCGCGCAGCCTTGCAACGGCCCCGGCTTCGGCTGGGGCACAACCCATCACAGAGCTTCATGTTCTCTGGTGGGCTGATAGCTCACCACTCCGCATTGCTGCGCAGATCGCCGTGCAGCGCCGCTGCGCCTCGCCTAGCGAAGCCACGCAAACCGCAGGGGCCTTGTTATCAGGGCCCACTCAACCATCCTAAGAGGATTCAATCAATGGCATTTCGCCGCTTTGAGCTAACGCTTGAGGGCACACGCCCGCTCATTTGCAGTAACCCCTGCACAGTTGATCCACTAGGCCCCCACGCCGAAGCGATCAAGTATTTCACCGGCCTCAAAAAGAACCGCAATGAACACGCCCTGAGGCGGCTGCATTGGTTGTTCTCCGGCTACTGGGGAACCGAAGGCACATTCACCTACGGGCCCAGCTTGGATGGTGATTCCAAGTTTAGTGGCTTTGCTGAGCCATTCCTGCCTGCTCAGAACCTGCAGCGTTGCATCCGCGATGGTGCCACGGCGTGGAAGCTGGGCAAGGACACCAAGCGGGCAATCGTTGTCGAGGGTGATGCACCGCTCGCTTACGACGGCCCCACCGATGCCGAGCTGATGTACGACGACCCGCGCTTTGCCTCAATCGCTCCCACAGGAAGGGGCACCATGGCAGTGCGGGTAAGGCTGCCCCAGTGGAGCGCTACCTACCGGCTCCTGGTGAATGACGAGATCATTGATCCCACCACGCTGGCAAAGATCCTAGATCGTGCTGGCATTGCCGAAGGCCTCGGCACCTGGCGCCCCATGCACGGTCGCTTTCAGGTAGTACAGCTCGAAGAGATTGAGGTGGCCTGATGAATGACCCCAAGATTGCCTCAATCGACGCTTACCACCTTTACAAGGGCCAGACCATTTCGGCCGATGTTGTGTGGGAGCACTTCGCAAATCGGCGACCCGACACCGTGGCCAGTTGGGTCATGGAGCACGGGGACGAGGCGCTGGCTAGGGCTGCTCGAATGCCTCAGGTTCTGCTTCAGGTTCGTGGCTGGCTTGACCGTGATCGCAGCAAAGCGGAGCTTCCGCCGCTGGTGATGAACACGGCAGGTGGCGGCATCAACGTGCTCACCGATGACAAGGCCTCAACCTACCTGAACGATCAGGCGTTCCAAGGGTTGCGCCGCCATCAGCGGGCATCCACTCGGCTTGTTGCCGCCGTAGATGAATCCAAGCTGACCGGTGCCGCACGTCGAGAGCATCAGAACCGGATCAACGTGCATAGCTTCATTGCTGCATCCGCTCAGGGCGCCCAGCGCCAGCTCAGGCTCCTGAGGCAGAACGGGAAGAAGGCACCGAAGCTGGAGGGGGGCTGATGTGGGATCCAGCTGATTTGATCTTGCGACTTCTTGGCGGGGAGTCCCTTAGCCGCAGGCAAAAGGCGTGCATTCGGCAGCACTTGCAGCGTGTTGTCGGCCGTTTTTCACCCAGCGAATCCGCAGCAGCGGAAGCGCTGGGCCTGGCGGACATCTAATGACCTGGGCATCCGCAAGGTGTAAGCCCTAGAACTGCGCCGCTCGCTACGTCGCCTTTCACCGCCGCCCCGCTCTACGCGCCGCACCGCACAGGGGGTCTCATGCGAGGCCCCACACCTCACCGCTAAGCCCCCTGGCTCTCCGGTGGGCTGACGCCTACCACGACGCGACACCACCCAGCGCCGCTCGACGCAACGCAACGCGCCGCACCGCACAGGGGGCCCAGTAATGGGCCTCACACCTCACCGCTGAGCCATTGGTTCTCCGGTGGGCTGATGCCTACCACTGCTCCCTGCGCCGCGTTGCAAAACAGCGCTCCGCTTCGCATCGCACCGCACCGCACAGGGGCCCCTTTTTGGGGCCCACCCCAATCATTCACAGACACCCCCGAACACACCATGAAAACCTTCTCAGTTACATTCAGCCTTACTCTTGATGTTACCTGCGCAGATCATTTAGATACTGATTGGGTAGCAAAGCAATTCGCCTACAAAAGTGATAGGTTTTCTACCCTTTGTATTGCAGGCGATCCTGAGGGCGAGATTGCAATACAGGCTGCATCATCCGGCATAGAGAGTATTCGAAGGTATGATAGCCCAAAGGTATCGGCGACTCCCAAATCCGAGGCTCCCGCATTTCCTGCCCGTACCGGAAACCGCATTACTGACATGCTTTCTAATCCAGCCATTAGAAAGATGATTGGGTACTAGTAGCCTCTCCCAGTCCACCCAATCCCCATCCCCTACTTACCATTATTGAGGATTTAGCTTTGGCTCACTACTGTGCTCCAGGTTTTCAGTTTGATGGAAAAGGATTTAGCCCAACGAATACACCGCCAAGCGTCAAGGCTGTGTGTGAAGGGTTGTTTGCACTTGGCTCGGGCGTCACTTTGGCAGGAGAAAAGCGTCTGGCTTTTCTTGCTGCATTGCATCAAGCCATACAAGAAAAACACATTGATCTTTCAGATCCTAACCCTGTCGCTGGCATTGAATGGGAAACCTTAGTCCCTGGTGCTGAATGGGAAGCCTTAGTCGACACGGGCGAAGGAACAATCAAGGTCACAGTAGAATGGCGGGTATCTATTGCCCCGCTACCTGAGGCGTCTGATGCGCTGGGTCTGCTCCCCAGTTGACCCGGAAACCTGCCGCAACACTGCCAGCCCGCCATGGAAGCCCCAGTCATGGAAGCCCGCTCCTGCCCACGCTGCGGCGCCCGATGGCTAGGCGAGCAGCTTTACTGGGCCACCGGCAAGAAGGCCTCAGAGCTTGATCTGGCGGGCCTCGTCTGCAACATGGTCAACGATCCGGTCTGCATCAACCCACTTAAAGGCCATGAAGGTGGCGACACCTGGGCCAAGCGCATGGAGCGGGTCAGTCAGCCGCTTAGTGCTGAGGCATAAAAGGCAATAAAAAGCCCCGGCAGTACCGGGGCCATCACCTCAAACACCGGAATTTCCGTTGTTTGCTTGGCTACCACTTCACCCTGTTTGCCCAGTAAGCGGCACTCATCGGGCCCTTTGCGATGTTGTCAGCATGGCGGGCCTTGAAGCTCGCACGGCGGGCTTTCTGCGCATCGGTGCGAGGGTTCTTCCCGGCACCACTCACCCCCTGCTGACCGAACCGGATCAGCCGCACCTTCTCGCCCTCCTTTGCTAACACCGCATGGCTCTTGGTGGCGTGCTGGGGGGTGCGCTTGGGCTTGTTATAGCCCTCAAACGTCTCCCCCCGAACAGTAATCGCCATGATCAGAGCAGATCGAGGCCGACCTTGCCGTAACCGGCCAGGCTCACCTGGAACTTGATCACCGTGCCAGCAGTCTGCTCAGGCTGGTAGCTCTCAAAGAAGCCATAGCCGTACTCCACCTGCTTCCCGTTGTTCGGGCCGATGACGGCGTACTCAACCATCAGCTTCTCGCTCACGTTGAACTCTTCACAGATCCGCATGGCACGCCACGCAGGGTCGGCGAAGTTCATCGCCCCGCTGATGCTCCAGGTCTTGTCCCTGGCGGTAGGAATCGGGGTGTTGTAGCTGCCCGCCTCGTCGTCGTAGGTGGTGACCGATTCCTTGGTGGTGCTGTTGCTGGGCTGGATATTGGTCAGACCCAGCAGGCGGAACGGGGGGTCGGTGCCGTCGAGCAGGAGTGAGGGGGCCACCACACCAGCAGATACGGAAGCAGTGGTGATCGCCGAGCCGGTCAGGGCATAGGTCAGGGTGTGCGGCGATGTGGTTGTAACCGCCGTCACCACGAACGAACCGTTGATGGTGGCGAACGGAGCAGGAAGATCCTTCACCACGATCCGCTTGCCCACCGTGATGCCATGGGCATCAGCAAAGGTCAGGGTTGCGGTGGTGGTGGTACTGACCGCATTGGTAACCGCCTTGGTGCCGACACCGAATGCAAAGGTATCGCCGGTTCCAGCCGTGATGATCTGGGCGGTGGAGCTTTGCAGGGTGGTGTTGTCGATGAACTTGCCGGTGCCAAGCCCGCCGAGGTTGACGCGGGTAAGGTCAACCGCTGAAGCCTTGAGAGGGGTGAAGAAAAACTTGAACCCGTAGGCCTGTTCCCACACTTGGGGCATGATCCTGCCGGCGCTGCCGGTGCGTTACCTCGCAGGTTCCCGCCATGGCTTAAGACGCCTCAGCGGCTTAGGTGGGAAAGCTCAGGCATGGCTTCTTACCCTCGCGGCGTTTCTCACTGCCCCCATAACGCACGGCGCCCATATCAGGCTCGCGTGTGGTGGGCTGGAAGGCGGTGGAGCCTGGGCTATTTCACGTCAATTCAGGCAGCAGCGCAGGCGGTGGAGCAGTGCTACCGGGAGATAGAACGATGGGCAGCCATGAGTCTGCCGCCGCCCATGCTGGCGCTGCAGCATCGGGAGCGGGTGGGACGTGCAGGGTCACCAGCCGGTGCGGATCATTCGCCAACCTGAAGACGCGATCTTGCCCGGCTGCGGTGTCCTCCGCTAGCAGGAGCCCCCGCCAGCCGTCCTGATGTTCTAACGGGGCGAGTAGCAGGGCATCGTCTGCCAGCAGGGCAAGCAGCGGAGGCGGTGGCGTCCCCTCCCCGGCGGTGGCCAGAGCGTCGTAGAAGGCCATGGCGAACCCTGGCACCTGCCTCGCCTCGCACAGGGCCAGCATCGCCGCACCGGCAGCAGCAGGGGGCCCCTCGGCTGCGTCCTGATTCTTGGGCGGCAGGAACCAGCAGAACTCCTCCATCGTGAACGGCTCGCGGCGCTTCTCGGTGTCCCGGTGAGCGCTGGCATACCAGGCGTGGAAGTTGGCGATCGGCCGCTCTGCCGCGTGCAGCCGTTCCCTCAGGAGGCGGGTGCCTTGGTCAAGCGCTTCCCAGATGGTGACTTCCGGGCACCAGGCGAAGTGCTCGCTGGTGAAGGCGTGGTGACGGGGCCAGAGGTCGCAGAGCTGCCAGAAGATTGCGCCCCAGTCGGTTGGGGCAGGTTTGGCTTTCCCAGGCTGTCGGCCATCAGTTGCAGGGTGGCCTCGGGATCAGCCGGTGCAGCGCCGCCGCGTTGCTCGCGCAGCATGAAGCTGTAGATGGCGTTGCGCAGGCCCTCGGTGAGGTTGCGGGTGTCGTCGTCGGTCCAGGCGGCGCAGGAAGGATCCACCTTGCCCAGCCGGTAGACGATCGCGGCGGTGACCAGCCGGGTGACTTGGGCCTCGTTCTGAGCTGACAAGCGGTTGTCAATGTCGCGGATCAGGCGGTGCTCCCGCTGCCGGATAGCGTCCTCCAGGGGCTCCAGCACCACCGGTATGCCAATGTGCTTTGCCATCAGGCGGGCCGCCACAAGGTTCGCCGTGGCCTCTGGTAGGTCGTCTGCCTCGCGGATGATGCTTGCTAGGCGGTGGGTCTGTTCGTTCACCGTGCTCTGGTAGTCGATCTCATCGAGCAGGATGCGCTCCCCCACCAACAGGGCATTGAACACCGGGAACTCCAGGATGCCGGTGGTCTCATCCCCCACCTGCTCGACCTTGACTTCCGGGACGGTGACAAAGGGAAGCGGCACGGTGCTGCGGTTGTGTTTTCTCAGCTTGCCGTTGTGGCTTAGGGAACCGCAATGGCTTATGATGTGGGGGCTGGGGGTTGCGCTGGCGTGGGCGAGCGTCTGACGCTACGACCGCTGCTCTTCCCCCGGCACCCATTCACCACCGACCGACCGACCATGACCGACTTCCGCGCCGAACTGGATAAGACAAGAGGAGCCGAGGCGAGCGTTGAGCAAGTAGCTCAGATCGTCTACGAAAATGCCATGCTTGCAACTGCACCCGATCACGCCAAGCCGCATTGGCCAAGCTGGGCTGACCTTCCCAATTCAGATGCTCGCATCCACGCGCTGAACACGGCTGAGATTATCCTCACCCGCTGGGGCCGCCCTGCAGCACCCGCGCCGAAGCCCATCCCGGTGAGTGAGCGGCTGCCGGAGGATGCCGACTGCCTGGTTATCCCGCCACTCGGGACAAGCACTTTCCCTCTCCGCTACTGCTGGCAGGCCAGTGAGATCATGCACTGTGGCCAAGCGCTACTGATCTGGGATTGGAAGCTGGTGCCGCACACGACAGATAAGCACTGGCCTTTCACGTACTGGCTGCCAGCGTCAACTCGATTCCTGCCGACGACGGTAGATCCTGCCAAAACCAACTCAGTAGCCGATCCCAACGAGGCTGAGGCATGAGCACAGACTTCCGCGCCGCAGAAGGTGAGCAGTGGCTGCCGGTGCCTGGCTATGAAGGCTGCTACTCAGTCTCTTCACTGGGCAATGTCCGCAGCGAAAAACGAACAGTGCCTAACGGGCCCTCTCGTTATCGAGTCCTGGATCAAAGGATTTTGAAGCAATGGAAAAGCTCAGATGGGCACATGAGTGTAGAACTCTGTAAACAAAGCAAAACACAACGTTTTGTGGTTGGCAGGCTTGTTGCACATGCATTTTTCGGTCCCCCTCCTGCAGGGAAATATGTTCTTTATGGTCCTTTAGGCAAGGGCTGCAATGCTATTACAAACTTGTTTTATGGCACTTTGAGTAGAAATGACGCTTTAATGGCTGCCAACGGCACATTGATCCAGCCTGAACTTAGAGACAGCCGTACGCCGATAACGCTTCTACGGGTTGGGGCCTCTTGCGGTGGCGGTGCTCATCTTACTTCCGATGAGTGTCATTGCATCCTTACCTTGCTCGCCACACCCTTAGTCAACCCTTAAGACCCGCCACCGCCACCTGACTCACACCACCACCGACACCAAGACACCAATGAAACCAAGACTGATAGGCAGGATTGACAACTTTCAACATCCGCAGCGCAACTGGGAGGAGATGGTTGAAGTTGGTCAAGTTGAATCATACATAACCTCTTTGGATGAATGGGACTTCCCCGCCCTTGCAAGACTTGCAAATGCCGCCGGATACGTCCCGTGTCAGACAGGTAGATATGCTTCGGTCACCTTTCTACCTTGCAACGGCAGCATAAAATGGCACACGGACCCAGGAAGCGGCGTAAACGTTGCTTGTCTTGTCGGCAACGGCGGCAGTATCTACCCATTGCCAGAGTTGATCACAAAGCATGGAGCGCTTGAGGTTAGCCTAGGTGACGTGTTTGTTTTTAACACTAACCTAGGTCACGCATGGCTATCACATGATTTATGCGTACTAGCCAGCATCACGGTGAAGAGAAGGCGCAGTTCAAAGGGCTTAACCTAAGACCCCGCCACCACCCTCTGGATGCGCTGCTGCAGCTTCCGGCCAAGCGGGAACACCGGGATCCCCGATACCTGCACCGTGCCCCGCACCGCATCAGTCCACGGCCTAGCCGGGAGGATGGTGCCATTGCGCAGGCGGGCTCCTTCGTGTACGGCGGTGGCGTACTGGGCGCTCCAGCGTGCCTCCAGGACGTAGGGATTGGGCGAGGAATAGGCAAACGACTGGCGAAGGGTGCCGATGTCCACGATGTTGCGTGGGCTGCCGACGCTTCCGACTCGACGCTTCGTCTCCCGTGGCCATTGCCAAGCCTGTTTGTCAAATGAAGTCTGATACTTGTTGATCAGCTCAGCAAACGTGTCCTGCACGATTCCTGCCAGCATCTGATTCATCTCCCCAGGGCCGGGGCCAGCAACTGTGGTTTCTACCCGGATGCTCATGGCTCAGATCGCAGTAAACAGGGCCGCCTTGAACTTGTCCCCCAGTGCCTCGCGTAGCTCGCTGCCGATCCCGCCGACTCCAAAGGGAAACTCCAGGATGCGCAGCTGCCCCTGTTCGGCGCCATTGGCCAACGTGGGCAGCACGGTGAGATCGGTGAGCACCGCCTGCCCGGTAGCTCCTGGCAGCATCCCAGCGGGCCTGTAGCCCGTCTCATTCCACGTGAGGGAAGTACCGACCACTAGCCAGCTCGCGGAGCCCAGCAGCGCCCAGCGGGTGATGAAGCCTTCAAGCATCAGCGAGCCCGCCTTCACCCCCGGTAGATCCTGCTCGCTGCGCCCTTGTGGCTTGGCGAACGCCTCGACCACCACCGCAGGGCCAGCAGCAGGCACCCCCGCACGGAAGTTCGTGATCGTCCCCGGCGGTTGCCACAGCATCCGCAGGTTCGCGTATTCGGCGAAGTCGGTGGCCATCAGCTACGAACCAGCATCGCCATTCCGCTGCCGCTGCCGCTGACCGGTTGGATTCCCAGCGTCTGGAAGATCCGCCCTTTTAAGGACTCCAAACGTCCGCCGAGCACGGCGCCGGCCGTCCCACCAGCGCCGCCCGATTCGTACTTCACCCGCAACAGGCTGGTGTCCCACTCCAACACGTCGGCCTTGCTCTTCAGCTCGTCGCGGCTGAGGCTCTTGCCAGGGGTTGGGCCTTCGTAGCTCGCGGCGTTGTTGAGGTGCGCTTTGCCCGATTCCACCTGATCCGCATAGTCCGCTTCCAGGTTCTCGATCTCGTCGATCCATCGTTGCACCTGGGTTACGGCAGCAGTGGAGGTGATCGCCACCCGGTTGAGGATCGCGGTTAGCTCAGTGAGGTTGGTCACCGACAAGGGCCAGCCCGCGTAGCCCCGGATCAGCTCACGGTCATCCTTTGGGGTGATCCGCCACAGGCTGTTGAGGACGGGGATGGACATGGCGCCGCACGATCTAGCGCAGGTTTCCAGGAAACCTCAGGCAGTGACCGGAAACCCCGTGTACAACGACAAAGCAGGCAAGGGCATGGCAATGGGCAAAGCTGGCAAGGGCAAAAAGCAGGCCATGCCGAAGAAGCCCAAGCCTGCCAAGGGCGGGGGCATGAAGGCGAAGTGATCAATCAGGGGCCAGCCAGCTCCTGATCCGCTCCTCCCTCGCGGCAGTGTGGAACGGCTGCGCGTGATACCAGGCCCACACATCACAGTGGTTTTTGCTGACGTTGCAGCCAGCACATGCCGGCACAAGGTTCGATCGCACCGTCATGCCCCCCTTCACCTTGGGGATCACGTGGTCAAGCGTGATCTTCTCTGGCTCGCACCCGCAGTAAGCGCAGGCACCATCCCATGAATCGATGATCTCCCGCCTGAAGCTGTTTTTTGTGACACGTTTGGAAACAAGCTGAGATCCTTCAATCCGATAGGACACGTGTTACTCGGTGAAGACCGGGAATGAACCAACGAACCCCAAGCGGCTGTGCAGGAACCTCATGCCCTGCTGCGGTCGCTCGGGCCTATAGCCCTGGCGGTGGCCATAGGGGGCGCAACCGGGAAGGCTGCCGTTACCGGTGGCCCTGCCGAAGCTAAGAGTATGAAAATGGCCGTGGAATGTGTTATCAGCTGGGATACTCTGATCCAGGTTCTTTACGTGCTTGTCCACGTTCCACAGCGGGCCAGCAGCACCGCCGTTGTACTTCACCGAATCACCGTGGAAGAACCTAATCCGCTTGTCGTAAACATCTAGGTAAAGGCAGTCGGCATCAGCGATCTGCCACACCAGGCGCGGTTGGTCTCTGTAGTGCCTCCTGAGGTTGTGATACATCAAATGAGCAAAACTGTTCTCAGTGGCGTTGCTCTGCTGCTTCTTAGTGGTCCGGTCATGGTTGCCCACGTTGCAGGGCACCATGATCCGCTCCAGATCGGAATGGGCGAGCAGGTAGTCAAAGCCCCGCACTAGGGCCAACTGACACCGCACGATCTGCTGAGTAGTGGTCAGGGTTTGGTTCTGTACGGCGTCGTTGTGCAGCTCCCCTTCAATCATGTCCCCACCCAGCCAGACCACCCCTTCGCGGATGGTCATGGTGTTGCGCTGGCCGTTGATGATCTTTAGGGCATTGCGGAACACCGCATCGAGCCGGTCGTCAAAGATGTCCGGGTTGAACTCGTTAAGATTGTTCACCGCTGATGGCTTGACCACCATTCCGCAGTGAATATCACTGATCATCAGGATCGGTGCCGCCTCCTCCCTTTCGGGATCTGCCGGTGGCTCGATGGTCCCTTGATCGAAAATGTCCCTGATCTCCAGGGCCGTGGTCAGGGCATCCTGCACCGTCTCCAGTTTAGCCAAGGCCCGCTCTGCCGATGCTTTGGCGTCCCTCACCTCAGCCCTAAGCCTGCGAGCATCAAGCTGGAGGGCTAGCAGCTCTTCAGATGTGTCCGATCGCTTGCCATTCGGGCACATGCCCGGCTTACAAAAGGGGCGGCGGGTTCCGGCCTCGTCGTGCCATTCGATGGCGCTCTCTTCAATCCATTCCCGGCAGGAGCTGCTGCGGCGGCATTGGAATGTACGCTCAGCCATGGCTCAGGCCAGCCTCTGCAGCCAGACCCGAGCACCCACGCCAATGGACCGCTCCAACATGCTCACGACCTTGTGAGCGGTGCGTTGGGGCAGGTTCAGGGCAACATCACGCAGTACCTGCCGGGTGGCCTCCTCATCCCTGGCGCCAACGGTGGCGTGGAGGGTCAGGAACGCGCGTAGGTCGGGTGGCATGGCGCGGCGTTGCGTTTCCTTAGCTTGCCGTGGTGGCTTAGGAAAGTGCAATGGCTTATGATGGGCAAGCCGGAGGGTTCCCTGTTCTGCGCAGGGACCGATCTACCTCCGGCACCCCCTTCACCACAAGAGAAACCGTGACCAAGCTCCTGATCGCCTCAGTGCTAGCCCTGACCTTGACTGGCTGCGTGAGCCCCGACCACGCCCAGCAGGTGCTAGTTGATGCTGGCTACTCCAACGTGCGAACAGGCGGCTATTCGTGGCTTGGCTGTGGCAAGAGTGACATTTATGCCACTAATTTTGAGGCAGTAGGGCCAACGGGCAGGCCGGTTAAAGGAACTGTTTGCAGCGGGTTTTCCAAGGGTGCCACAATACGCTTCCACTGAATTACGCCTTTTACCCCCTTCACCACCACCACCAACGACCATGCCTGAACCCGACTTTCGCGCCGCCCTGCAGCAGCTAGCCGATGCTGTTGACGGGTGGGAGATGGAGCCCGCAGCGGATGACCCGCTGGCCGTCGCCATGGATCACGCCCACAAGCTGCTGCGGGCCGCCGATGAAAGCGAGCGGCTGTCATCCGGGAGGCTGGTCAGCGAACGGCTAGACGAGCTTCTCACTGAGGTCGAGCAAAGGGATCTTAAGCCTACTGAGGTCATTCTAGGCAGCCGTGCGTTTCAGCTTTATTGCAAAGAGAGGCACATGCACGCAGGTGGATGGACACAGATGCTCGGTGGCTATCACGGCCTTCCGGTAACCAAAAGCGACTCAGAAGCTGCTGAGTATGTTGCTATTGAATACCAGCAGTGACGCCACACGACCAACCCACTTGCCACCACCAACAATGACCAACCGACGCATCCGGCGACTAACCAACAAGGAAATACGGGAAATTGCAGAAGATGAAATACCTGTAGCGCTGGAGAGGTTGATGGGAGGCAGTCACGATGCACGCGCCATTGCCTTTGCTGAGCTGACCAAGTTTGCCCGCGCCATCATCGCCTGCGCAATAGCCACCCCCGCACCGGAAGAGCTAGAGCCGAACGACCCCGACGTAGGCCGCATCCTGCGGTTGGCCGAGATCGTCAGGGAAGTGGACGGCAAGCACGATCTAAGCGCAGCGGCCCTGGCTGAGGCGATCCTGGCGCATCCTGGGTTCAGCGGCTGCCACGATGGCCCCGTGGCTCCGCCAGCACAGGGGGAGGTGAATGAACTGGTGGCAGCGCTGGAGGCCGATGCAGAATGCGTAGAGGTTGAGCATTACGACCTGTGCAATATGACAGCCGATCAAATGCGCCGCATCGCCGAACTCCTGAGGGCACGCCCCGCTCTGCTAGCGCTATGGTTTTAGCTCGGCCCGCAGGAGTACATCCCCAATGCCTGACGCCACCACCCCCAACCTCCTGCACTGCCGGTTCTGCGGGAGCACTGATGCCAACTTACACGACGAAAACTTTCATAACTTTGTTGAGTGCGGCAACTGTGAAGCAAAAGGGCCGGCTTTTAGCTATGATGAAACTGACAGCATGGATAAAGCTATCGCTGCCTGGAACCAGCCCAGCCCTTGGCAGCCGATTGAAACGGCGCCAAGGGATGGGACTGATTTCATCGCCTACAACGAGTTCACGGGTCCTTACATCACGGCAGCAAAGTCAATTTTCCCCATCGCCGCGCCGCCTGATGGCACGATCAGGTTTCCGATGCACTACTGGCATGGGCAAAAGGGTACTTGGTTCCCCGAGCCAACCCACTGGCAACCCCTCCCCAGCCCACCCATCACCCCCAGCCCCCATGCTTGACGCCAACGACCCAGCCTTTCAGCAGCAATACCCCAACGGCGCCACCGTCTACGACCGCACCGGGCGCAGAATTGCCAACGTGATCGCGTGCAACCCGGAGACCGGGGAGGTGATCACCTTCGACAGCAGCCAGCTAACGCGGGCATGCGGCTTCTGGCCCGCGCCGCTGACGATTGAGCCCTGCCAGTGGCTTCACATCGGGATTGTCAACCACTTTGCCCCGCTTTGTCAACCATTACCCCCTAGCCGCCGCCCTCCTAGCCGCCAGCTCCCCTATCGCCTCGCTGAACGTCCGCCCATCCATCGGGGCATCCAACGGCGCCGAGGGCGGGATACTGCGCTTGCGATCGGGGAACAGATACCGCTCGCTGGCCGTTGGAGTCGTCAGCGCCCGCTGTAGCAGCCCCCGCGCCTTCTCCTCACTGATCCCCTCGGCCTTGGCCAGGGCCCTCACGCCTGCCGCCTGCTCCTCCCGCCAGAACTCACCATCGAGCAGGGTGTCACGAATCACCGCATCCTCTTCCAGCACCTCATTGGCAGGCACCGGAACCGGTGTGCAGCGGCATTGCGGGTGGGCAGGGATCACCACCTGATCGGCCGGGAAGATCTGCCCATGGCGGCTGAGGCAATACCGACAGGCCCGCTCATCGGTGGCAGCGACCCACCGGATGAACGCGTAGCCTTCCTTCAGGTTGTGATCAATCGCCCCCTTCACATAGGCATTGGCCAGCTCACTGCGAGCGATCACCTCAGCCCGCTGCCTGAGCCCCATGCGGGCCGTCTTTCCCGTGGGGTCGGTTGTGCCCTCCAGCGCCCCGAGGATCTGCCGTTCCAGCCGCCTGGAGCCCCAGCCACGGGCTACCCCTTCGCTCACGATCTGGGCGATCTGATCACGGAACCGGGCCGTTTCGCCCTGCATGAAGGCGGTTGCGGCCTGGGTGGCAGCACGGACCGCCAGTGGGTTGGCACCGGCATAGGTGGCGGTGGCACCGGTCACGATGGTCTGGAGGGCCGCAGCAGCCTCACCACCAACGGATAGGGCTTCGACTAGATCGGTAGTGAACCTCCGCTGCCAGGCTGCGATCTCCTCAGGCGGCAGGAACTGCTGAGCATCCCGCAGGATGGCCTGATACTTGGCGGTGGCCTCGCCGGAGCTGTAGGCACCGGGGGCCCTGATCGGGTTCCCCTCGGGGTCCAGGGCCTCGGGCCCCACGGCGTTCAGGTAGGCGGCGTAATGGCGCTTCAGGTCGCCCAGAACCCGGTCCAGAGCGGTGCGGAGCATGGCGGTGGTGTTGGCCACCATGCGCCCTTCCAGCTCATCGAGGATGGCGGCGTAAGAGTCAACGCTGCTGATGATGCGGTCGCCCTGGGCCATGGGTTAGGACTTCTTTTTCCCCCGGCGCTTGCTCCCGAATGTCGGAGATGTGGCCGTGCTCAGCCGTTGGCGTCTACCAAACGTCATGGGGCTGCCGTAACTGTTGTAGAAAGCCCGTGCGGCTGCCGCCGTCCTATCTGCACGAGCCTGCCGCTGATTGCTTGCCGCAAACCGCTTATCTGGAGCGGTGGCTCGTCGCTGGGCCCCACTAAGGGCATTTTCTCTGTCTGATTCGTTGATACCTCGACGGAGAGACGTTCCTCCTGCCCGCTTCATGCGAGCTGCAAAGGCGTCTCCGTCAATGCGTGCCCGCTGCTTGGCGGCGGCGGGCTTGGCTGCAGGGGCTACAGGCTTGGCCACCTTCGGCCCCTTTGCCTTGCCACCCTTGCCCACGGTGCCAGCCCTAGGCGCTGCTGCCATCCGGCTGGTCTGCGTCGCCCGCTTGTTCCCGCTCGCCGTCTTCAGCCTGCCGCCCCGAGCGGTCGCTCCACTGCCTGCGCTAGCGAAACGACCATTATTGTCTCGGGAATAACGGCGGGCCACGGTGCTCAGACAGGCTTCTGCCTGAGCTTTCCGCTGCTACGGCTTCTTGATGGTGTTCGCGGGCCGAGGGGCCTTGATCACCTTCCGCACCCCATCAGCGGGCCTCAAGCGGCGGCCGATGGCGGTGACTACCGGGGCGCTCATTCGCCCTCCCCCTCCTCATCGTCGCTGTCTTCCAGGGCAGCCATCAGCACATTCTGCTTGGCCGTCTCCAGAATGCCGACCACCTCGAACACGCTGCACAGCGATTCGAAGATGGCGGTGCTGATCGCTCCGTAAAGATCATCCGCAGTCATGGGGCCTCTGCTGTTACGGCTTAGCTTTCCGCTCAGGCCACCGGCTGCGATTCATCCAGCGGTGTGGTCATGTCCAGCGGCGTGGTCGTGTCGTTCCGCCCTGGTGTTGGCGCCCCCAGCGTCGGCCGCTCGCGCCGGATCCGCTCCATCTCATCCTCCACGCTGCTCGTTGCCCGGTTGAAGCCACCGCGCTGCAACTCCTCCACCGCGCTCTCCTGGCTGATCAGCGGCTCACCACCGGTTAGATCCATCAGCGCCTTGGCACCCTGCGCATCGAGTGGCGGGACAAAGGCGTTCTCGTCCATCGTGAGCCCAGCGCCGACAGGCAGCACCTCCCCGGTATACAGGCACCAGATCGCTAGGATGGACTGCATCACGGACTTCTTACGCTCGCCCATCGCCTTGATGCTCACCTGCGTCCTGCCGCCTTCCAGTTGCGCCTGGGTGGCCGTCTTGGTGATCTTGCTATCACCGCTGAGGAAGCCCAGCAGCTGATGATTGATCAGTTCCTCCACTTCCTTGATCTGCTCTCGCTGCTCGGCCAGAGAGGTTGCTGAGGGCTCACGGAAGAAGAAGTCCCCGTCCTTGTCAACATCGACAGCCGTGTTAGGGCCAATCACCAGCGGTGTGACTGCTTGGCCAGGCATTGGCGGCGGGGCACCCTTCCGCACTGGCACCGGCATGGCGCACTTGCGGGTTTTCTCCTTCAGGTCAGAGCGCATCTGGAAATGCTCGATGCAGTGCTCTACTACCTGCCGCAATGGCTGCCCACCTTTGCCGAACCCGGCCTTTTCGGCTGGATACCAAACTACCGGGCAGATCGGCAGCGGCTTCTGTTTGGCGTCCAGGTATTGACCATTGCTCACCTCATCAATTGTCAGCCTGCCGTCTGCCTGCTTGGTCAACTTGTACAGCGTCCATTTCCCTGCCTCGATCACCCGGTAGCGCTCCTCATAGATCACCCCAAAGTCGCCATCGGGGGAATCAATCTCAGCCCATTCCAGGAATGTGCAGCGGGTCACCACCTCCACCGAATTGACAATGGCGGTCCGCCAGTTCAGGCAGGTTGACCGGGTGCGGCTAACCAGATACGGGCGCCGCTTCAGTGCAGCCTCGTTGGCCCCATCGGTAGGTTGACCATCGGGCATCTCGACCAGGACCGGCACCCCGCCATCTCGAAGGCATAGGGCATCCACGGTGAGCCACCACGCCTCAAGGCTATTGCCCTCTAGGTCAATGTTGTCCATCGCCTTCTCAAAGGTCGGCGGTGGGTTCACTAGGTCGCTACGCGATAGCACCCCTGCGAAGGCTTCGATGCCAGCCCTGAAGAAGTCGGCGAACACCGCACGGCCCAGCCTGCCCTCATAGGCAGCCGGTGGTTCTGCTGGTTCGGCCGGCAGATACTTCTTCTTGGTCTCCTCACCCTTCAGGCAATACCAGGCGTCGTAGGCTCGCTCTAGATCCTCGGCGTGCTCCCGCAAGATCGGATGCCGGAACGACGGCAACTTCGGGTCGGTTCCAGGATGTTCAGATTGCACCGCCGCCCGTACTCTTTGCCTGCTAGTGGAGCTTTCCGCTTAGAGCTTCACCGCCTTGGGATGGGGCTTGCGGCGGGCAAACAACGAAGGCTGCACTACCTCAACCGGTGCGGGCCTTGGCTGGCGGGGGCGCCGCCCGCGGGGCGCGGGGGCAACGGTGGCAACGTCAAGCCCTAGCAACCCCTGGCGGAACTGCTCCAGGGTGCGGCCACGTAGCTGCGCCTTCAGTCGGTTGTGGAACTGAATCATCGGGCCCGACGGGAAAGGCCGCTTGAATGGATCAGCCGCCCACCGCTCTAGGAGGCCACGATCAGCGGGGCGCAGGTTGGCGAACGCTGCATCGGTGAGGGCATAGAGCGCGGGGGCAAGGGCTGCCTCCGTGGCCTGGGGCTGGTGTTGGCTGAATAGGGTCAGCTCGTCCTCCAGCTCGATGGTGCCGACCATGCCGCCGAGCATTTCGGTGATCTCGTCTTCGCTGAACACCGGCAGGACCTCAACGATCTGCGCCAGGGTTTGCCCTTCGGCAATCAGGCGCCGAACCTTAGGGTAGTGCTCGCGCCACTTACTGGGCATCTTCACGTCGTAGCCGTGATCCCGGATGTGGTGTTTGATGGCCCCCTCGATGAACATGCACACGCAGGTTGAGAGCGCATAGGGCCGGTCTGTGGCGGGGTTGATCCTGTGCGGGTCATAGCGGCGGCACCCGTTGATCAGCCCCTCCAGGGCGGGGCCGATGAAGTCTTCAAAGGGGCGGGAGCAGCGGCGAGACCACTTAGCAGCGGCTGCCTCGGCTAACCCCTGGTTCTCGACAATCAGCCGCTCGGATAGCTCGGTGCGCGGTGGCACTCCAGGCTTAGCGGGTTGTTCTAGCGGCGCACCCTTGCGCTCCCTGCGCTTGCGCTTGGGGGCTTCCTGAACGTCGTCGGCAGGTTGTGGCTGGGAGATGGCGGTCATAACCGGCGGCAGGATTCACGGACGCGATCCTTAGCGTCCTGAGACCATTGCTTTGCCTTGATTGCCAACTCGTCGGCTTCACAGGCCTGCCGTTTCTGCTCAAGGGCGGCCCGGCGTTCGTCCTGATCATTGCGGAGAACGGCTATCGCTTCAACGGGTAAGAGGATGCGCCCGCCTGCATCAGCACCAATCGCAGGGTGGGCCTGCTGGTATTCGTAGAGCTTGCTTTGGCTCATTCCGTGCGGGGTGGATCCATAGTATTGAATGCCGGCCATCGGGATCATCTCCGACCAAACCTGCTCCAGCAGCCAATCGCAGACTGCAGGCGGCGGTAAATGCGGGTCGCGGGGGGTGGTATCCATGTTGGTGGGGTTTAATGCGGGAGCGGAAGTCATGGCAGCAAAAGGAGATACAGAATTATCAGCCAAATCACAAGTGATTCAACTGCTGCGATATTGATATTCTTGCTATATCGCGCCTTGAGCGCTTTCACCTCTTCGGCGAGACTTTCAAGGGAGACTGGAGGCTTGTCCATAGGTTTGGTGGGTTGGTGGGTGTTCATCGGAAACCGGGGATAGCGGACCGCCGCCGGGGTGGTGGGGTCTCCGGCTGCTGCAGCAGTGCGGTGGAGCCATGGCCGTAGGTGGCGGTGCTCACCCGCATGGGGCCGGTGCTCGCGCAGAAGTTGAGCGCCTGCGTGGTTTCATCCACGAGGTCATCAAAGGTGCCTGATGGGAAGGCCATCACCTGTCCCACGTACTCGCTTAGCCATGGGGAATGACGCGGTAGGAACACACGGCCCTGGCGGAACATCACTGAAGCGGCCTCAGCCCGTGCCACCTTGCCGCCGAGGGGGTTGACGGCATGGACGGCATAGGCAGCCTCGCGCTTGAGTGTGTCGATGATCGCTGGGCCGTTAGCCTTGTCTTCGATCAGCAGCTCATTGAATTTCCACACCGGCTGCAGGCGGCGCAGCATGTCGAGAGTGTCGGTAAAGCCCATGCGGCGGTTTACCTGATCGACCCGGAACATGCCCTCCTGGGTCTGAAGCCAGAGGCCGATGCCCACCATGTCGGACCCTGCCGAATCCTTAAAGGTGGCGTCCACTGAGGCCAGCTTGCGGATGCCGTACTCGGGCAGCAGTACATCACCTTCCTCCCCTTTTTGACCGGGCAGCACGTAGAACCGCAGGGTGTCGCGGCTGAAGATGGTCCCGGCGCTTTCAGTGGGTGCCTGCTGGTAGATCGCTTCCCAATCACGGCGGGGCGTGTTGGCCCGCTTGCGCTCGATCCACGCCTCATCGAAGCGGGTCGGGTCGAGGGCCTGGCCAGGCTCGCGATCGTCATGCTCACGGGTGACCGTGCGCGGCAGGGATTTGATCGCGTTGGCAGGGGTGGCCTCGATCGGCATTGAAACCACATGCCAGGGCTCGCATTGGGCAGTGAGCCCCTCCTTCTCCAGTTCCTCGTTCTTGGTCAGGAGGTAACCGATCAGGTCGTTGCTGTGCCAGCGGGTGTGAACGATCACCACAGCATTGCCCGGTTCTTCCCGTGTGCTCAGCACCGAATCCCACCACGAGTGAACCTGACGGCGCCAGGCGGCGGAATCGGCCATCTCGCGGGATTTGATCGGGTCATCCACCACGATCAGATCGCCGGGGTTACCGGTGCCTCCTCCCACGCCAGCAGTCCAGAGGCCGCCGATGCCGCTGGTTCCCCACTTCTTCACGCCACCTGAGGTAGGCGAGAGGGCACCACCGGAAGCGGTGAAATAGTCGCGGGCATCCTGGGAGAAGCCCTCGGCCAGGGTGGCGGTATGGCAGCCGATGCCGACTGAGCGATTCGGGTAGCGGCGCAGGAAGTAGCCCGGCAGGAAGATTGAGAAGATGGTGCTCTTGTAGTGGCGCGGGGGAAGCTCCACCATCAGGCGGCGGATCTCACCATTGGCGACACGCTGACCAAGGGCGACTAGGCGGTGGGTGTGGTCGCTCCAGGGGAAACTGGGGCAGACCGAACAGATGTACTCCTTAAAGGTGCCGGCGATGGGGGCCTGGGTCTTGCTGGTGTTGGCATCGCGCTCCAGCTCCAGCACGGCGAGGCGCGAGGATGGATCAGGGGCGCGGATGGGGGTCATGCGGCCACCCCGGCAAACAGGTCGGGCTGGACTGCCTTCAGAGATTGCGTCCCGACGCGGTGCCAGTGATAGCAGCGCTCAATGCCGATGAACTCCCGGCCCAAGGCAAGACAGGCTTGGCCCGTTGCCCCGCTACCAGCAAACGAGTCAAGCACCACGGCGCCGGGCTTGGTGCTGCTGCTGATGATGTGCCGCAGCAGGGCCTGGGGCTTCTCGCATGGGTGCTTCCCTGGCCGTGGCTGCACGGTGCGGAAGGTCCAAACATCGGTGAACGGATCAAAGCGGGTGACGTTGAACGGGCGGCGGAGATCCTCGTAGTTGCGGCGGAGATCCTCGTAGTCGCGGCGGAGATCCTCGTAGTCGCGGCGGAGATACTCGTGCCCTGGGCCATTGTTGAACAAGTGCCGCAGCTTGGCGTAGGCGTCTTCGGTGGGCAGCGCCCATTGGCTGGCCCCGAAATAATGGCCAGCCATGCCCGACGTGCCCAAGCACTCGTCAACCTGCCGGTTTGTGATGCCTGCCCTGTCGCGCTCCTGAAGCAAGTACTGGCGCAACGGCTCAAACACGCCAGCGCGAAGCTCTGCGCATTGATCAGCCCAACCTGACCCGTGGAGGGCTGAGCCATCCGCCCCGAACTGCTCGGCAAAGATCACCGCTTCCCACGGCGACATGTAAGACCGCAGTGCCTCCTTTTCTGCCTTTTCATGCCATCCCTGGGCCTTGGTCCACCGGATGTTGTTCAACACCTGGAACCGCTGCCCCAGCATCACCTCAACCCGTGCCGCCATCTGCGGGGAAGCAAAGCAATAGAGCGACCCGTTGGGCTTGAGAACCCGCTGCCACTGCTCGGCCACCTGATCTAGCCAAGCAAGAAAAGCGGCCGGGTCGTCCCATTGGCGATCCCAGTCCTCGTCCTTGACGCGGTAGTACGGCGGATCGGTCACCACCGCATCCACGCTGCAATCCGGCATGGTGCGCAGCACGTCGAGGCAGTCGCCAAGGTGGAGCTGAGCGTTCATCCCACCGGCCCCACGCGATACACCGCCCAATAGGCGCCGGGCCCTGGGTGGTCCGTAACGTCAATCAACTGATGCTCACGTAATGCCGCAATCCGCCTGCTCACGGTGGACTGCGAACACTGCCAGCGGGTCATCATCTCGGCGGTGGTGATCTCCGGGACACCGCCTGCCGCAATGCGCAAGCCAAGCCATTCAGCCAGCTCCAGGCAATCAAGTAGGGTGCCTTCACTCACGTAGGGCCGTCGTGCCAGCAGGGTGCGGACGAGATCGGTCATCAGCGACGCCTCCAGAAGTCTGGATTCATCAGCAACTCAGCCGTTGAGACCAACAACCAGAGCGCACCGACCAGCATCACGCCGCCAGCAAGCATCTCAAGGCCGTTTGGCCCGCCTACGGGAGGTGCGCCAACCTCGGACCTTAGGTCACTTTGAGCAGCGCTGATAATCCTTGCGCCACTTTGGGCGGCGGCGTTGATTACAAAGATCGATGCCCCTGTCATATTCCTTCCCCCTCGTCAGCAGGAGGCGTCCCGAGGCCACGGGCCTGGATCTGCAGCAGCACCCGGCGCTCATCGTCTGGGGTGAGCCCAGCAGAGGCAAGGGCATCCATCACGGTGGCGACGGTCTTGCGCTCTACGCGGCGATCGGCAGCAGCATCCGAGAAGAAGTCCCGCAGCCTGGGGTGATGCGTCAGCAGCCATGAAGCGGCCCATGCGTTTCCGGGAGTGTCATTGGTGCCTACTGCAGATTTACGAAGGCCGCCTAAAAGGTTTTGGCACTCTTCCGCATCAGCTAGAAAGATGGCGGCCCGAAACTGGTACTCAAGACTGTCTTCGCCCTTGTTATCCGCGTTTCTGATCCACGTGTGAGCAGTGGTTCGGCCAATACCAAGCCGATCAGCGATCAGGGCAACAGGAAGCCCGTGGGCTGCTTCTAGACGAGCCGCTTGCACCAATTCACTGGTGAGCTTGGTGGGACGGCCGCCAGCAGGCACAGGCGTGGTTGTGTTGCGGTCGCGCATAGTCTAAGCCATAATTGCCGTTTGGGAACGGCAACGGCTACCCACGCAAGCGCTAGACCTTGGCGAGAGTGACGCCAGCCGCCTGCCCTTGGTATTTGCCATCACCGTAGGGGTTATCGCAGGGCACCCCTTCGTAGAAGAGTGCTTGGCAGATCCCTTCATTGGCATAGATGCGGCAGTCGGAGCCGCTGCTGTTGCTGATCTCCAGGGTTAGATAACCTTCCCAGCCGGCTTCACCTGGGGTGAGGTTCACGATGATGCCGCAGCGGGCGTAGGTGCTCTTGCCGATGAACTGGGCGGTGACATTGGATGGGAGCTTGAGGTAGGGGATTACTGCCCCAAGGCCGTAGGTGTGGCCGGGGAGGATGAAGTAGTCACCATCCCGCTCATCGTGGTGCAGCTCTGCGTGAGCCAGGCAGCGGTCATCAAAGTTCTTCGGGTCAACGATCAAGCCAGGGACGTGCCGGAAGATGCGGAAGTCCGTAGGCGAAAGCGTGAGATCGTAGCCGTAGGAGCTGGTGCCGTAGCTGATGACCGGTCGCTGGAAGTGGCCGTAGGGGGCGCTGCCGGGAAGCGGGTTTTCCACCTGCCGAATCTTCCCCGGCTCAAACGGGGTGATCATGCCCCGCTCTGCAAGCTGGCGGATGCGCCAATCGGGGATCGGGCCGCCGGGGCAGGGAATGTAGATCGGGGCGTCGTTTGGGAAGCGGGTCTTTTTTCGCTCGGGTGTGGCGGTCATTTGGTGATGGGGTTGGGTGGGGTCGGTCATGGTTCGGACGGGGGCGGGGTCGGCGGGCTCAGCTGGGTTTGGCCCTCGTCCATGCGGATCGGATCATCAAGCCAGGCTCGCCGGACCTGCTCCTGCTCCCATGCCCAGTAGCGGATCAACTGGGCCGCCAGCGGCTGCTCAGGCGGTCCAGCCGGTGATGCTGGCTTGCGGCCCGACGGCGGTGGGTTACTGCCACGGCGACGGGCGTTGGACTCTCGCCAGTAGCCGCTACGGCGGAGGGATGTGAGAACCCAGGCCAGGTTGGCGCCAAGGACGAGGCCGAGCAGAAAAGTGCCCATCACTGCCCCTCCTGCACGGTTTGCGCGGTTCCCGGATGGCACCCGACCCCGTCGAGCCAGTCGGCTACCTGGGAGGAGCCCCCGTGGCGCTCGCGGAGTTGCCGAGCGATCTCGTGGGCCACGGCGGCGGAGTCGCGGCGGCAGTCGGCGCAGATCGCCTCGACCGGGCATGGACCGCCGACTGGGCAAGCGCCACGGCACACCGCTAGGGCCAAGCGATCGGCGGGGGTGAGTTGAGTTGCCGGGGATTGCTCGATTGCCGGGGGTGCTGGCCACGGCAAACCAGCCTGAGGGGCTGGGATCGGCCGCCAGGGGCCGTTTTGGTCGTCGGCTCCGTGCCAGCCGTCAGATCTCTTCCAAACGTAGCGGGGAAGGTCGGGGAGGCATTCAAACATTGGAGGGCTCCAGTTCGGCGGCGATGTCAATAAGTTTGCGGCGAGCATCAAGTATGACCCTGTTGGCATCACACCATTCCTGAGCGGTTACACCTTGCCCTATTTCAAATGATGGCAGTGGCAGTATGTGCTCCATTGAGGCCAAAAACGCAGCGGCTAACCCGTGTTCCAGGCTGACCGCGACGTTGGCCAGGAAGTCGTCTTTGGCCGCCTGCGCGGCGGGGGAAAGTGGTTTGCTCACGCCTCCACCTCCCCCGGCCTGGGGCAGCGGGATGGCTGGCGGGGCGGGACGGCCCCAGCGGGCGAGGGCTCGAAACACGATTCCTGTTAGCTCATCCCTTGATGCGCCATTCCAGAGCGGAAGCCGGTTAATCCATTCGGCAACATCTCGCTCACTCGGCGGCGCTGGTGGGGCGGCGGGGCGGCCATTGCGATCAGCGGCGATAGCGCGGACTTGGGCCCATGCCAACTGCTCAGACGAGTCCAGGGATTCCCACTTGTTATACTCATCGGCCTGAGTATTCCACTGGGTCTGCAGCTCATGCTCTGAATAGAGGCCGGGCGGGATCTGCTCTGACGTGGTTGCAAGGGCAATAAGGCGGAGGTCGAAGTTGGATGCCTCCCGCGCTGGCGGGGTGGCGGGGCGAGCAGCCAGCACAGCCCGGAGACCCCGAAGGTGGATCTCATCGGCGGTGCCGCCCTCGGCGCTGCATGCCTGGTAAAAAGTCTGCAGCAGCTCCAGAGCCTCCCCCTGGTGCTCAGGGTCGATGTAGTTGGCGGGCAAGGTTGGTGGGGTGGCGGGATGTCCCCAGCGGGCGAGGGCGGCGTAAACCAGGGCGGGCACATCCTCAGGCGCAACCCCTATCCGCAGGTCTCCTAGGTCGCTGGAGTGCTGCTGCGTCAGCTCGGCAATCTCGGCGAGGCTCGGCCCCTCCCCCTCCGGCTGGGCAAGCTGGTTGATGTGTTCGGGGTTGGTGCTCATGTTGCCTCCGTAGTGGCGGCGACTTCCTGTTCAACCCGCAGAGCCCAGCCCCACGGGTTGCGGCCGGCATCAATGCCAGCATGAAAAATATCAACCAGCATAGCATAAAGCTCTATCTTCTCTGTAATTGTTAAGTCAATTTCATCTAGCTTACGCTTGGCTAGTTGATCTTGATACCAAAGCTCAAAAGCCGCAAAGTCTCGCCAGTAATCATCAGCCGCATCACCTTTGCTCCATGGGCTCACGGGCCAACTGTGCTGTTCTGGCCAGGTTTCATCCCAACCGCAGCGGCCAGGGCAAAAGCTGGTACAGGACTCGCCGGACTGCTGGAAGAACCCTCCGCGATCGGAGTTACGCCACCAGAACCGGCCGATCCGGCCGCCGTGGCAGTTGATTTCAATCATCGATTAGCCTCCTCACGCAGCAGCAGCGAGCAAGCGTGTTGGCCCTGCAGATCAAACCACGCGGCCACCTCGCGAATCGCGGCGCGGGCAGTCCCATCCCCGTAATGCCCAAGCACGTTCGCTACCCGCTCCACCAACCCCCCAACAGGCGCGGCCGGTGGTGCGGGCTGGGGGATTGGGGGCTGGGCGGCGCCGTGCTGGCGGCCGAGGTTGTAGACGGCGCGTAAAGCTGGAACGAGGCCGTCAACTTCATGCCATAGATCAATCAATTCGTCATCCGTAACTACCGGGGCGACCTCGGGGGTGGGCTGAGCAGCCAGCTCAACGGTGCCGGGGATCGGGCGCTGCTCCAGGGCCATGATCCGCTTCAAGTGATCGTCACTCCAGCGCATCAACTTGTCCACGTCCTTGCCCCATTCGAGGGTGGCCAGCCGCTGGGTTTCGTATTTCTTCTCAAGTGCCTCCAGCCGCTCCAGCAGATGCAGCAACACTTGAGCGGTGACGCCGCCATCAAGCCTGGCGGTCTGGCGCAGCCAAGCCAGGGTTTCGGGGGGAAGTGGTCGGAGAGCGGTCTCGGGCGGAGTGTTGCTCACGGCTTTACCTCCAGGGGTAAAATGCGCACTTCCATCCCTTGCGCTAAAAGCTCCTTGGTGCGTTTTGACGCTTCGGAGAACCCCCCAATGCGTTCAGTGCCGACCAGTGCGCGGCGACCAGGGCCAGGAGTGCGTTTGATGTACCAGCTAATCTGATAGGTCGTCATCGAAGGGGATCCTCAAAGGGGTGGTCGTAGGTGATCATTGGCGGGTCGGTAGGCTGCGGTTGATCGGTCGGAAGTACCGGGATTCCGTTAAAAGTGGGTAGGCCACTTGCATTGCGGGCTATAAAGTCGGCAAACAGCTCGTCATCGGACAGGGGAGCTGCCCATTCCCCGCACCAATCGCTAGGCATAACGAGGGGCCATTCAGCCCATACCTCGTCTTGGGTCGCTTGCGATGGCTTGGGGGCATAGCGGTTGCAGGTTCCTTCATTGGCGCTGACCATCACGCTGAAACGACAGTTAGCGCAGCACGAAGCGATGTCGATTGCGTCACTCATCGGACCATCGGTGCTACGTGGCGTTGGTGCAGCAGTTGCTGATTGGCGTCCTGTAAGGCTAAAGCTTGACCGAGGATGACAGCTCCTAGGAACAGCAGGAGAGCCAGGATAGCGGGCCCTACTCGGCTATCGGTGGTTTCACTGCGGGGCGTTGCTTGGAGTAGCGACGCTGCGTGATCCAGAGGAGAAGTAGAGCGGCGGCGATGAATCGGGGGAAGGGACGGCTCAAGAGAGTTGCCCGCAGAGGCTGATGGCTTCACAGCGAAGGACAACGGCGCCGGGGTGGCGGGCTTCAAAGGCTTGCTTAGCGTCGTGAGCGCTCCAGCCGTCAGGCGTGATCCATTCGGTGTGCAGGGAGTCGCTGGACTGGAAGATGCTGGGGAGGATGGAGGTTGCACGAGACGGGTTGTGGTAAGTGAGTGAGAAGACCATGGATCAAACCAGCTCCTTACCGGTACAGGAGGGGAAGTCCGGCAGGTAGCACGCAGGGGGAAGGGGTGGTAGCGATGCGTTGGTGAGGAGGGAGCTGATGGTGTGAAGCCGCCTGCGCCAGTTCGTGAGAGCTAAGGGATCCACCGGCTTGCCGTCCTCGCGGCTGTTGTCCTCAAGAGCGCGGGCGGCGGATTCGGCATCGGCCAGCAGTTGATCCAGCGCGGTGGCTACCGGCTGCTGGCGGGGGGTGTGGTTAATCGTGGGCATTGGTAGCGGGGCGGTGTGGTTTGGGAAGCGCAGCGGTCAGGCGTACGCGAAAGCATCTTCCTCAGCCGGCAGGAGCACAGTGAGGCGGTAAGGCGCCTGGGTCTCGTCGTAGCTAGCCAGGGTGGTGGCTAGGTCTTCGGCGTCGGTGTAGTCGTTGTTGTCGTCGTTTTCGACGTAGAACCAAGGCGCCAGATCGTCGGATTGCCGCTGCTCGACAATGGAGCAGAGAGGGTGGTCGCTGATGGTCAGCAGGGCATCGGCAAGGAGGGTGGACATGGGCGGTCGGGGGGTGGTGGTGCCGGGTTGTCCCCGGTCCACAAATCATAAGCCGTAAATGCGCTTTCGTAAAGCCCTACCGCCGTTGCGTTTCAGAAACAGTAACAATGGGCGCCAAAAGGAAAGCCCCGGCGGTTGCCAGGGCCAGGGATCAGGCGGTGAGGGCCACCTCGTATCGGGGGCTAGCCCCGAGCCTGCGGGTGCGCGATCGGTGCCGCGTCAGGCCATCAAGCACCGTGGTGGCTACCGCCTGCTCCCAGATCGCGAGGGCTTCCTCGTCCGATGCAGCGTGGATCACGATGCGGGCGGCGTTGAGGCACCCTGCGCGGTTGGCGGTGGGCTGGCGGTGGTTGGTGGTGAGCGGTGGGGCGGGTGGAGCGGGCTGGAACTGCTCCAGGAACCAGCCATCCATCCAAACGGCAAAGGCGGGGCTGATCCAGCGGGCGAGGTCCACGGCGAGGCGGGGATGGATCCAGGTGCCCCGCAGGTGGTTGGGGCCGGTGCCGATGGAGGTCACCAACAGGTCGGCCGGAATTCCGGCAGACCCCGAAAGGGCCTGCAGGTACTCGGTTGTGCGCTCGTTGGTTTGGTAGTGGTTCCAGCGGCGACCACCGGCCTTGCACATCGCCGTAGCGTTCACGTAGCCATCCATCTGGCGCCGTTGGATCGGGTGGCCGTTCCACTCGCGGGCCTCGATCTGGGACTGTGCGGGTTGCGCGGGGGGCAGGGCGAGGGGTTCGCCGCAGCATTCGCAGGTTGCGCGTTGCATGGCTCAGGCCTCCACAAAGGTGAAGGTGGCAGCCAGGTAAGCCGGGGATGTGGCGCACAGCTCCGCGATAGCGGCGCGGGCCTCGGCTTCGGTTTCAAAGTCGTTGGGGTAGCCAAGCTCCCACAGGGCACGCTCAACATCGGACGCGAAAGGGGACCCGCCCGGGGAGGCGGGCATCATGGCCGTTTTCATGGGTAGTTCAGGTGTCGAAAGCATTCGGCACTGCTGCCGAACACCCCGAGCATAGCCCAAAGGGAAAGGGCCAGTCATTGGCCAGCCCTCTCCGGTTGAAACCGGGCCTCCAGTACGGTTTCAGGAAGGTGTCGACAGGCACCCTCCACCGCGTCCGCCCTTACGGGTAGGACCGACCCGGCAGCACCAGGCTACCGGCTGCCGCTCATGCGCTCACCCTCTCGCGTGGCAGCTCCAGCCCCAGCCGTTCCAGGGCCTCCACCACGTCAGTCAGCGAGGTCACGCCGAACTTGCGGATGTCCAGCAGGTCGGTAGGGGTGAGCTGCATCAGGTGGCCCACGGTGTTGATCCGTGCCCGCTTGAGCAGGTTGTATGCGCGGGCCGTGCGGAGGTCTAGCTGCTCGATCGGCACCGAATCATCGAATGTGGCGGAGATCCCCTGGGGATGACCAGATGGCAACGAAACCAGTTGCGCTGCCGTGGTGGCCTTATGCAGCGACCCCTGCAGCTCCGCCAGGCTGGCCTCAAGGCGATCCAGCCGGGTGAGCCATATCGATCCAGGCGGGGTGAAGGCTGCGGGCTCGGGCTCTGATTCGGGCTTGCCGGTCCATATCCGCTCCTGCGTGTTGAATCTGGCGCCGCAGGCATGACACACACAGCGGCGCCGCTTCGCTTGCTGCTTGGGCTGGTAGCGGGATTCGATGACCCGGTGACCAGTGGCCTTGCACTCGGGACAGGGGATCATGGCCGGCCTCCCCTTATCCACAGGCTGTGAAACCAGATACCGCAGGCGAAGGCTTGCAGCAGCATCAGCTCCAGCACGATGGCCTTGAGGGCCTCGGGTGTGTAGAAGATCATGCTGCGTTGGCCCTCATGTAGCGCGCCATCCGCGAGGTGCTGCCGTTTGGCGCGGGTTCAGCAGCCTTGCGGCGGGGCTTCTTCTTGGCCAGCTGCTCCGGCAGCACCTGCCCCTTGATCCGTGCATAGCGGGCATTCACGGCAGCCCACACCTCCTCATCCAGGAACTCGAAATGCACCGTGCCTTTTTTGTAGGCGCGGAAGCGGAAGAATCCCCACTCGTACCACTCGCCTGGCCAGAAGATCCCGTCACCGGAAGGCTTCTCAGGTTGGGCCACCTCGTCGTAACTGCGACCAGTGATAAAGCAGAGCGCTTTGATTAGGTCGCGGATCTCGTCGCTCTGGCTGCCGTAGGTCTTGAGGTTGACGCCACGGTTGTTGTAGGACAGCTCCGCCATGTAGGCGCGGATGAAGCGGCGGTTCAGCATGTAGCCGCTGTTCGTGACCCAGCCCTCCACGCCCCAGCGGTTCTCCTTTGTGTGCTTGGTGAGGCTGTCGATCGCCTGCTCTACGGCACGGTCTACCCGCTGCTCCTGCGTCCCCGCCACGATCTGGAGCATCCGGTAGATGTTCCGCTCGGTGAAGGGGATCTTGGACTGCTCCTCCACAAAGGCGTTGATTTCCTTCTGCAGGTTGCTGGTCGCCATCTGCGCGGGCAGAAACGCGGCAAACACGTGCTTCCATGCCGCCTTCTGCAGGTCCTTGCGAAAGCGGTTGCGGGTGACCGGGGCCCCCTCGACCGTGACCTGCAGGCCAAGCTCCCCACCAAAGAACCCGTCGAGCACGCTGCGCAGGCGCACCCCGGCTTCTACCTGCTCGTCGAAGATGCGACAGGCCTCCACGTAGCGCTTCACAATGTCGCGGCTGCGGCGGTAAGGGATCAACCCCTCGCCTTGGGCCTCGATGTCGTCAGGCCCGAGGAAGAACCCATCGAACTCATCAGCGGTGCTTACACGTTGCCCCGGCACCGGCTTGCGAAGGCGCACCATGCCGACACTCACCCGCGTGGGGCGCTCGGCGGTAGTGAAGCATTCGCCTAGGCACTCGCTGCTGCCGTAAGCCTCCACCAGGGTAGCTAACTGCAACTGCAAGCGGCGGTAGCGGCCTTCGCAGGTGTTCCAGTTGCATAGGGCCACGATCTCGCAGCCGGGCGGGGCGATCTCCCAGGCGTGCAAGATGTGGGCCTCGTCCGCCGAGAAGGGCGGGTTCATCACGATCAGATCAATGTGCGACACATCGGCGGCTTGGACTTGCAGGAAGTCTTCATGCAGACAACCGCCAAGGTGATGGCCTGGAATGCCATTCACGATTGAACGCAGCTGCGGCTCTTTCTCGCACCACAGCACCTCAGCAGCGCCACGGTTGAGGCACTCGCGGATCAGGTTGCCACTACCGGCGCTGGGTTCGAGGATCGTCTTGCCCCGTAGGTCGAGGCAATCGAGCATGGTGGCCGCTACTTCGGGCGGGGTGGGGTAAAAGTCAGAAGAAAATAAACTCATGGCTCAAAAAGGGGCGCAATGAAAGTCCCCTGGGAGAACCAGCGACCAATCAACCTCAACCGCCGGGTGCAGCGTTCCATCGGCAATGGCGCGGGCGGCGGTGCCGGGGTCCATGGTGGTGAGGGTCGTGGTAAGGGCAGCCACGAACGCATCCCGGCGCTGCTGCTTGGCCTCCTCAGCCCTAGCAGCCGCCTCCCGCAGTTCCGCCTCCATCTCAGCTTGCTGCTTGACGCGGGCCGCCTCCCTTGCGGCGGCTTCCTCAGCCCGGCGCTCCGCTTCTTCCTGCGCAAGGCGGGCCGCCTCCACCTGAGCCAGTGCCTGAGCTTCCCGGGCGGCAATCGCTTCCCGTTCCTTGTGTGCTTGCTCATCAGCAGCAAGACGCTGGCGCTCGGTTTCAGCTTTACGGGCCAGGCGATCGGCCTCCACCGCTTCCCGTTGAAGCTGCGCAATGCGATCGGCCTCTTCGCGGGCTGCCTTCTCGGCACGTAGAGCCTCCAGCTCTATGCGCTCCGCTTCCTGTGCAGCCAGGGTGTCGTGCAGGGTCTGCAGCCGCTCTAGTGCCTCAGCGCAGCGGTTGGCGCCAGCCTCGCTGAACTCTTCCAGCGTGGCGGGGTCAATCGTGGCTAACTCTGCCAAGCGGGCATCAGCGTCTAGGGAGGTTTCAATCCCTTCGGTGAGCGCAGCAATGCGATCCAGGACAGCCCGGTGCGCTTCGATGCGGGCCTCTTCCCGAGCCTCAATCGCCTTGATGGCCGTTTCGTGCGGCTCGATCAGGCCTTGAACGGCTGCTTCCAGCGTCTTGGCGGTTTCATCAACCGTCTTGCCGCGGTGGAGATGAACTGCCTTGGCGTCCTTCCGGGCTCTCTCAATCTTGCCCTTGAGCTGACGCAGCTCGTAAACCCAGGAGCGGGCCTGCTTGTTGTCCCACTTGTCGTCGTAGTCAAAGACCTTGCTGGGGGCCTCTCCTTCGGCGATAGCGATGTCACAGGCGATAGCTTCCCATCGGCTGATCGCCTGCGCTTCGGCTGCCGGAACAATGGCGGCTTGGGGGGCGGCAGTGGCCTCCGCAGCGGCTGGGGCCTCGGCGGGCAGCACCTCTGCGGTGACGGCTGGGGGTGCTGCGGTGGTGGCTTTGGCGGTTTTGGCTCTGGCCTTGGTGGTGGTGGCGGTCATGTGGTGGTGATCGTTTCGGAACGACCTAGGTACGATACCATTTTGAAACCGCAACGGCTTAGGCCAGCGGCAATTCATCACGAAACACCACCATGGCAGCCACCACCAAGACCAAAACCCAAGCCCCCGAGGAGGCCATCAGCATCAAGGCGCCGGATTTCCGGTTCCTGGAGATCAACATCCGAGGCACCAGCCCCCTCGTGGTCAACCGCTTCTCGGCGAAAGCCATCGAGATGATGCGGGCCACGCAGGAGGCAGGTAGCGCCGCTAAGTCCAAAAAGACGCGGGAGCCGAAAGATTTCGATGCCCTGTTTGAGAACGCCAAACACGTCTCAAACGACGGCTGGGAAGGGATCCATGCTGCCGCCTTCCGCAATGGCGCCATCAGTGCCTGCAGGGCTGTTGGCTACAAGATGACCCACGCAAAGCTGGCGTTTTGCGTGCTGGCCGATGGCTTCGACCGCGTAGACGGTGCCCCGCTGGTGCGCATTTCCGAGGGAGAGGCTGAGCAGTGGGTGGCCCCAACCCGGAACGCTACAGGTGTAGTCGATCTGCGCTGCCGTCCGATGTACCGGGAATGGGCTGCCGTGTTGCGGATCCGTTACGACGCGGGGATGCTCAGCTCCAGCGATGTGGTGAACCTGATCAGCCGCGTAGGGCTCCAGGTCGGCATCGGCGAGGGGCGACCCGATAGCAAAGCCAGTGCAGGACTTGGGTTTGGCCTTTTTGAGATCACCTGATGAAAGACCCAACCGCCAATCAATTCGCCATAACTCTGCTGTTACTCCTGACAGCGTGGGCCGTGTGCTTCCTGTGGTTCAATCCAACCGGCTGGACAGTTGCGTTTGTGCTGGTCGCTGTTGCATTTCGAGTGGCCCCACGGTTTTTATGACGCAGGCATGGCAGGCATGGTGCGGAAGGCGTGGCCGCGACTCGCAAGTGTTGGCGCGGCAGGCATGGCCCGGTCAGGTCGGAACGGCCAAGCCGGGAGGGCGTGGCAGGACAGGCATAGCAGGCATGGCTTCGGAAGGCACGGCCAGGCCAGCCCTGGCAGGCAAGGTGTGGCCACGGTGGAAGATCAGGCGCGGCTGGCTAGGTGTGGTCGGGCTAGAGCAAGGCACGGCTGGCAAGGCCTCCTGGGCACGAGCACGCGGGGCATGGCAGGCGAGGTAATGAGGGCATGGCTGGGTCTGGTGTGGCAGGGTGCTGCAGGCATGGCTAGGTGCGGAAGACAGGCTCGGCAGGCACGGCAGGCAAGGCGACGATGGGCCTGGAAGGCACGGCCAAGCAAGGCAGGCGTGGTAGCGACGGCAGGATCAGGCATGGATTGGCAGGCACGGCGTGGCGAGATCAGGAGCGATCGAGGAACGGCAAGGGACGGCAGGCATGGCTGGCTAGGTGAGATCTGGCGTTACTTGGGCTGGCGAGGTGAGACGCGGCAGGCATGGCACGGTCTGGATGGGTAGGGACTGGCAGGCCTGGTAGGCAAGGCCTGGTGGTGTACGTCGTCGCAGGCACGGCGAGGGAGGCCCGGTGAGCATGGCGGGGCGAGGCGCCGCAGGCCTGGCTTGACGGCGTAAGGCACCGCACGATGCGGCTCGGCTGGCGTGTTGCGGTTGCCAAATGGCAGCAGAATAGGGGTCCGAATGGGCCCCCCTCATTCACTATCCCCTGATGACATGAACGACTGGGACTTGATCAAGGCTGAACCTGAATACGTCTTCCGAATCGAAGATGGCGAGGAAGTGATGGGCATTGATGCCCAGACCGCTGGCAGCGAGCTAGACCGCATCAGGCGGCGTGATGGCACGATCCGCCCTGCTGCGGTGGTGGACGAGGCCAGGCCCGAGGAGGCTCCCTTGCATCCGGCGTTTGAGTGGCGCGATCCGGTGGCCGCTGAACAGTGGCGCGAGCATCAGGCCACCACCCTAATCAAGGTGGTGCGGGTGGTGCCTGCTGCTCCAGTAGCGCCCCGCGTAGCATCGGTGCGGCCGGTGATGCAGGCGGCAGCACCGGTGGTCGAGCGCTATGACCCGATGGCTAAGGAGGTACTGGAGGCCGTGGGCCTAGTGGTGGAGGCTCGCCGCAAGGTTGAGGAGCTGAAACTACGCACCCAGCGCATGGGTGATCGCAAGTCGATGGCGGTGCTGGGAGTCGCCTTCGGGATGCTGGACGAGGCCCATGAAGCGTTGACTAACTGTCAGGTCAGCAGCACATGGGAGCGTCAACTGCAGCAGGCCCGGTGAGACTGTGGCGGAGATCGAGGGGGCCGTGGGGCCCCTTTTTTATTGGCTGGCTACACGGTGTCCGGGGGTTACTTACCCTTCGGCTGACCATCGGGTCCAATGGGGATTCCGCCGACATACCAACGCTTCATGGATTCAAATGCGAGGGACGTATCCACCTCATCCGAGTAGCGGGCATAGGCGGCGGGATCGGCACCTTCCATCGGGTGACGGGTGCCGAGATAGCCGATGGATCCCCCGCGCCAGATGGTTCCGCAATCGGCAGCAGCCTCATGGGCACGAGCTAAGGCGCAACGGCTGGCATTTTCAGCCCAGGAATGGAAAACAGAAGTAGGAGCGGGAGCGGTGGCGGCGATCATGGCGGTCGGTGGGGTGGTGGTGTGGTTGCCGGATGGGCTCCGGAGGGCCGTGGGGTCACCAGCGGGCAACCCGTTGCTCTAGTGCTTTAAGAGCTTCAAAGTCGTACTGGCTCAGGGATCCGCTGCTGCCGTTAGCTAGCTGGCTGATAGCCAGGCAGATCAGCCCCATTTCTGTGTCGCGGAGTTCGATCTGGCGGATGGGCTCGGCTTTGAATGCTTCGATGTTGGTCATGACTGGCGGTGGGTGGCGGGGCTCTCGTCCCCTGTCTTCATAGTGTAGCGCTTAGCGTTACGGTCAGCGGGACCAGGGCAGGCCAGTTCACAAATCGTCGCAATCTGGCCGGTCGGCTGAGATTAGAGGTGATCGCTTGCCTGCGCCATCCAGGCCTCGACGTATGCCTGCACCTCGGCCAGCTTGCGGAACATCTCAGCCCGCTCGTCTCGGGCCTGCTGCCAGGCGGCAGCGCCTTGCGGGTAGAAGTCGCGGGCGTTGCAGGTGGCGGCGGCTAGGGCGTCGCTGGCCCTGTCGATGGCCTGGTAGACGGCGTGGTACTCATCGGCCAGGGACTTGGCCCCGGTGCCGTTCATGTGGATGGTGGGCAGGGCGTAGGCGGTGGTGGTGGCGGGCATTGGTCGGAGGCGGTGGGTTGGTGGTTTGGTTGCCGGATGGGCTCTGGAGGGCCGTGGGGGTCAGAAGCTGCCGTACTTGACACCGTGCTTTGCGGTGATTGATTTCTTCTTTGCTGTGCACGCCTCGCGGAGTGCCGTTTCATGGTCGGACATCCAACCCTTTGCTTCGCTGGCGGCAGTCGCCATGAAGGCCCGCAGGCTGCGGCATTCGTCACTGGTCCGGTACTCCCAAGAGGCTCGGCCGATTGCGGCGGCGGCCTCTTGGAAGACTTCTTGTTTGATCTGCTTTTGGGTCTTGCCGCTGTTGCGGGCGGCGCAGGTCCGGCCGTAGTGGAGAATCCCGCCGTCGCTCAGCTGCATAGCGACCGTGGCCTTGAGGTCGGTGCGTCCGCAGCAGTCGCAGGTATCAATTTCGTCGGTGATGTAGAGGGCTTTCATGGTCGGTGGCCTGGTGGTGGGTGGTGGGAGATCTCCCTCCCGGTTCCCATACTGTAGCGCCTAGCGTTACGGCACAGGAGCCAGCGGGAGGCCTGTTCACAACCCGTCACACTGTCCGCCGCCGGGCTCGGCTCTGCCGCACCCGCTCAGCCTTGGCATCTCTGCCCTCTGGGGTCAGCCGTTCCCAGCACCTACGGCACAGCTCCCCGTAGGTTGGCTTGCTGGTGTTTCCGCCGCTTGTGTTGCGACCGCAAGCGGCGCAGACGGGCGGCTGCCAGGGGGTGCCAGCCTGCTGCCGCTGGCGGAAGCGGCGCTGCCGATCGGCAGCGGTGGGGTCGTTAGGCATTGGCACTGTGGCGGCTAAATAGCGCTTCCCGTGCAGCATCACCGGCATTTGAGGCGCGGCGGTAAGCAGGGCTTTGGCCTTCGCGGCTTCGGATGGTATCCGCAGCTTCGATGAGGGCAAAGTGAGCGGCTTGCAGAGCTTTTGTTAGGTCGGCGGCGGCGGGGTCAGGCATCCTGCACCTCCACCATGGCGGGCCAGTCGGGCATGGTCGGGTCGTAGGCGTCTTCGAGAGCCTGGCGAAGTTCGGCGCGGGTGACGCGAATCACGCCGCCATCGGCGCCCCATTCGTGGAAGTGGCTGCCCAAGTGCGTCCGGGCTAGAAGGTCGTCAACAGTTGGGATGGGCTGGGTCATGGTTGTTGCTGCAGTGGGATGAGTTGCCGGGGCAGGCCCCCGGCGGGCAGGGGGGTCAGGCGGCTTTGACGTGGAGGCCTTGAGCGATCTCTTTAAGTTCGGATTCAGTGCGGAAGACCAGCATGAGCCAAAAATCTCCGGTGACTGCAAGGTTGTTGGCCTTGATGACGTTCATGATGTCGTGGCGGAGGGCTTGCTTGCGTTGGGTGGTGGTCATGGCTGGTGGTGGGTGGTGGAAGCTCTTGCCCCCGATGCACATACTGTAGCGCCTAGCGTAACGGTCAGCAGGGCCAAGGCAGGCCAGTTCACATAACGTCACACGCTACGCGAGCAGTTGCCGCACCCTCCAGCGGCTGCACCCCAGCCGCTCGGCGATGCGCTGCTGGCTGAGCCCCTGGCGCTTCCAGCGCCGGGCCCGGTCGCGTTTGGTTTCGAGGGCCCAGGCGATAACAACCAGGACGATCAACAGGGGCGTGAGCACCCACAGCAGGGCGCATGAAATGGCGGTCATGGTTCGGTAGTGGTGGTGACCAACCGGGGCCGCTCAGGGCCTCGCCGGTTGGGTGGAAATGGTTTGCTCCCGGACTACTGGGAGCGGTTCGGCCCGGTTTGACGCCTATGGCCGGCTGGCAGTCGGATCGTTCCGACCCGCTCATCATAGAGCCTAGAGCCGCCGATCGGTTGTGCAGTTGCAACATTCCGAAACACTGCTTACTGGTATGATGCAGGAGCAACGGGGTGGTTCCTGTTGCGTCAGGCCGGTCGGCCTGGTGGTGAGCGAAGCCCTTGGCGTGATCGTCAGGGGCTTTGCTTTTGGAGCGGGATCAGGGTGATCAATGCGCCCGGTTTCTCCAGCCCCACGCAGTAGCGCTTCTGCCAGGTGCAGCTCACGATGCGAGCGTCATCCTCCAACAGGGAACCCGTGAGGCCGTCTTCGGTGCTTCTGAGCAACTTGGACCCGTCAGGCTTGACAGCGTGATGCTCGGGGGCTGAAGACCGCAGGGCACCTTTAGGCGTGTAGTGCCCCTTGGGCCGCAGGAACAGGAACACCACCGACATAGAAACGGGCCCCCGGATGATCGGGAGCCCGGTAGCAATGGCGGCGCTGGTGACCAGCGCTCGCCAGGGTTTGACGTTGCGGCAGGATTCAATCATCACCCCCTTGCCAAGGTGGCGCTTGCTCCCTTGCGGTGCCGGCGCCATGCCCTCGACTCGGAAGGTGTAGGCCATCAGAAGGGCACCTCCTCGTCCGATGGGGGGCCGCCCCAGCCACCGCCTACTTCGGCATCCCGCTTGTTGCCCAGCAGATCAAGGCGATCCACGCGAATCACCGGCTTAGACCGCTCTTCCCCGGTGCTGCGATCGGTCCACAGCTCCAGCTTGAAGGATCCGGTGATGCCCAGCAGGGAGCCCTTGCGCACGTAGTCGGCAGCGACCTGGGCTTGCTTGCCCCAAACCTCAAGATTGAACCAGTCGGCTTCATCGCGACTCATGCGATTCACGGCCAGGGAGAGATTGGCCACCATGCTGCCGGATTCAAAGTAGCGGGCTTCGGGATCACGACCGGCACGGCCCACCAGGCTCACGATGTTGATGCCTGGCGTGCTTAGCGGGGTGACTGCATGGAATGAACTGACCTGCAGCTCGGGTGGGCGGTTCTTCTCGATGCGAAGGCGTCCGGTGAGCACGTAATGCTTACCTGGCTTGATGCTCGCTCCAGCCTCATCCGCGAGGTTCCCCCATGCCGTGACTTGCAAGGGCATAGGCGGATCGTTGTCGCGGTATGCGGCGACTTCTACTGAGATGATGGCTTTATGCTTGTCGCCAACCGCTTTGATCGTGGGAGCTGCCTTGACAAGGGCCAGCAGGGTGAGGCTGTTCATCGTATGTGGTGTTAGTGGATGTTGCCGGGTTGACCCCGGCGGGCCATAGATCAAGCGGCGGTGGGAACGTCCCAGGTGGCAGGCAGATCGGGGTCGTCGTCGGTCAGGGCAGCACCGGCAGCGTTGTACTTCTGGACCCATTCCTCGGGAACTCCTGTGGTTGCCAGCTTGTGCTGAGTCGCCTCAGAAAGGCCAGCAACGGCGGCTGTGCCCCCCTTACTGATCTCAGTGGCCATGGCACGCATACCTGCTTCGGTTAGCCCCGCTTGCTGGCAGCGCAGGTAGGCCATGGCGGCTGTGGTGGGCTGAGTACCGCCAGCGGCCTGCTGCTGCGGTTGGGCAGCCTGTTGCGGCTTGGCTGGTGCCTGGCGTGTGGGCGCCGATTGACGGGCTGCGGTTGTATTGGCTGCAGGCTTAGCAGCGGCGCTCGGCTCGTCGCGGTGGGGATTCTCTACGGGTTCCTTAGCCCAGAGCTGCCAGGCCAGGCCAAACGAGGCGGCGGCGGCGGTGCATAGGCAGCGGCGGTGGGTGTCCGTTAGATCGCGAGCATCGATCTTGGCGAGGGGAACCGCTGCGTTGCGGTTGTCCATCACCGCCTGGGGAAAGTCTGGGGTCAGGGCATCGCCGGGCCCTTCGAAGTAGCCGACCACGTATCCGGTGCCGTTGGGGGCTTCCCATACGTGCCGCCCCTCGGCGGTGGGGCGAAGGTGGAACTGCCAGCCGGGGGCGTGCTCACGCAGAAGCTGAGCAGCGCGGGCCCAGTTGATGTAGTCAGCCGCGTAGGTGCCGGTGCCTTTGGTGTCAATGTCGGCGGCGCTGATCACGCTGCCTAGGTTTGGAGGGGCCAACGGGCCCAAGGCTTCGGTCATGGGGAGGTCGGTGGTGGTGTTACCAGGGGTTGGCTGTGGGGGCTGCCCCCTGGCTTTTTGATTTTAACCCATGCCTAAGCCGTTTGGGAAGCGCAGCGGCTACTCTGCCTGCGAAACCGAAACAGCCTCTCCATGGCAGCCATCCGCATCCTTGCAGAAGATCAGGAGCAGGCAGATCAGGTGTGGCGGGGCTTGTGCGAGCAGACCGCCATCACCGAGGCTGAGGTATGGCTAGGTGGTCACTACCTGTTCCACGTGGTCAGGCGCGGCGGCGGGATGCAGACAACTCTGCGTGCAGTTCAGTCGGCCCATAGTCCCCTTCCGGTAGTCCTCGAAGCGTCCTGACCGTCTCTGCCAGCATGAACAGCTCCTTCTCCAGCTCAGCTTTGGAGTAGTCGGCGGTTCCGAGGATCACGCTGCGCAGGTGATCCCGGCGATCCGGCGAGGCTGAGGAGGGGTAGGCGGCCAGCACGGCATCCAGTGCCTCGCGCATGGTCTGCCCCTGTGCCAGCCGCTCCTGGGCCAGCCGGTCGAACAGGTCGGCGAGAGCCTGGCTAAGGGCCCTGGCTTCGCTGGGGCTCAGGTTGACCTCAGCGAGGTACGGGAGCACCAGGTAACCGGCCTGCAGGTCGCAGAAGTCGGCATAGTTCAGGGCTTCATCCGTGTGATGCGGGTGATGCAGCCAGATTGCGTTATTTAGCCACAGCTCCTCAATCCGGTAGGCCGAGTGCGGCCCGTAGCGCCTCATGCACACTTGTTCGCCACGCCGCTGCCACAGCCAGATAGCTTCATTGGCGCCGCCTAGGGCGTCAAGGTTGCGGTGCGAGGGCTTGACGACAGATCCGTTGCGCAGGTGGCTGAGCTGTGGCGATGACAGCCAACCCTTTTCACTCATCGCCCAATCGGCAATGGAGCCGAGCTGCTCATGGGACAGGCCAGAGCGGGCGAGCCAGAAATTCAGCACGGCCGATAGGTGCTGCCGACCCTGCAGGTGTCGCCGGGAGGACAGTTGACGGCCTGGTGGGAGTGTGTCGGGCACGAGCGTAGGCGGGGGTGGGGGCTGGGCAGGCCAGTCAAGGGCCTGCCGCAGATCAGTGGTGGTTTTCATAAAAGCAACGCTACGACCTTTTACGGCTTACAGCTTGTGATCTTGATCAATGCCTTGCGGCACCGTGCGGCAAGCGGGTTCGTGGCAGTTCCGAAAGCGGAGCAGCCCGCTGCAGTTCGGGTAGGATGGGCCCGTGCTGGCTAGGGCTCGACCCGCTGCCAGGCACAAAAAAGCCCCCCGTGCGGCCAGCTCGGGAGGCTTTCAGATCAACAATCGCGGAATTATTGTACATGACCGAAGCGATAGGAGCTGCCGATCAGGTAGCCGGTTTAGCTCAGCCCAGGATCACGCGACCAAGGTTTGCTCAGGTGCCAATCGCGCTGCTAGAAGCCTGCGCCGAGCGCAAGGGCACCCTGTTCGTTTACGCCTGGCTTTGGCATTACGCAGGGCATGACGATCAGGCATTCCCATCCATCACCAGGCTGGCCCTGGAGTGTCGGATGAAGGTGGATGACGTTCGATCGAGCCTGCGCTGGCTTGTGGAAAACGGCTGGATCAGCCGGGTTGATCGGGTTGGGCAGACCGCTCTTTTTCACGTGAGGTACGAGCAGACCCCTCCCCCAAAAGGGGTACCCCTCCCCCAAAAGGGGGATACCCCAAAAGGGGTACCCCACCCCTCCCCCAAAAGGGGTAGGGGACCCCTCCCCCAAAAGGGGGACCCTAACAAGAGGGATTTAACAAGAGGACTTGAACAAGACTTAGAACCCCCCTTACCCCCCAGTGGGGGGAACGCGGGCGAGGGGCAGGGCGAGCTGATCACGGTCGAAGCCATGCCCGTTGCCGTGCCCGTTAACGCTGCGCTTTCCAAAAGCTCAGAAACGGCTAAGATTCCAGAACCACCACCGCAGACCATGGCCCTGACCAAGCCACCATGGAAGCCACGCTTCCAGCCATCACACGACCTGATCCCTACCGAGCTACTGCCCGTCCATCCCGAGATCTTGGGCTTCTGGGCCGTGAAAGCCGGAGCCCGCACACAGCTCGCCTGGGATGGCCTGCTCAAACAGCTAGCCCTGATCCAGCAGGATCCTCTAGGGGGCACCGAAGCTGTTCGTAGCCAGCTCCAGGAGGGCATCGATCGGGCACCGATCAAGCCGTGGATGTCGGTCACTCACTCGCTGTGGCGCACCTACGGCATGAAGGGCTCCCGCAATGGTGGCAGCAACCGCCGCCCAACCCCTGAGGAAAACGCTGCCGCTGCCGTCGCGTTCATCCAAGCCCGCGATGCCCGCAAGGCTGCCGCTGCTGCCGCCGCCTCTCAGCAAACCCTGCTCGCTGAGGTGGTCGCGTGATCAGCCTCCAGCAGTTCCAGGTAGCCATCACCTCGCTGATGCAAATCCTGCCGATGGCGAAGCCGTTATCAGCAGCGGCCCTGGTGATGGCCTGGGACACGTTCCCAGAGCGGGCGAAGATCGACCTAACGGACGAAATTCTGCTGTTCGCGGTGCAGCAACGGGTGCTCGACCCAGAGCCTCCCAAGGGCATGGCGCCCCACGTGGCCCTGCTGCGGTACGCCTACCCGGTCGATCGCACCATCCGCCGCGAGCGCGGGGAGGATGTAATCAGCGATCAGCCGATGGTGGACCGGGGCCTCCGCAGGGATCTTGCCCAGCGCATGGCCGCTCCCGATCGGTTTCACGACCCAGCCCCCGCCCGAAACGAGCAGGCGCCACCGCAGCAGCCGCAGCTACCCGCCGGCTCGACCCAGTGGCACCCCGATCACCTGACCACAGAGCAGCGCCGCGCCCATGTTCGTGCCGTGGCTTCTGCGGTTTCCAAACTGCGCGAGCGAGGCATAGATTCCAGAATCTGGAAGCCAGAGCAGCTTGCGCAGGGCCGGTGGTGGTTTGAGAAGGCGCTGCAGGGGTTCTGGCCCTTGGAGGCTGACGACGGGGGCATTGCAGCCGCCTGGGTGCTCCGCAATGCCAACCGGGCTGATCAGCTCCTGGAGGCTGCCGGCGACGGCAATCTGAACGCGCCCCCAGCCGAGGCGGTTGTGGCTAGCTTTGCGGGGGGCCGGTGATGTTCACCCCAGTTCGCGCCTACTCATGCCGCCCCGCTGGCGAGGAGTGGCACATGGTTGTGTTTGCTGCCACTAGCAAGCGTGCCCGCTTACTGGCCTATCGCGCCGGTCCGAGCGGTGAAGATGACAATTACATCGACTGGCGCTCTCGCCGCTTCCCTGAGGCTGATGGGCTTCGTGCCAGCGAGGCGGTCTGGACTCATGCTCCTGACGCGCCGGAATCGGTGCGCACTGAGGCTTCGGGGCTGTGGCAGGAGGCGGACTGGTGATGTTCACCCCCACCTGCAAGCCGACCCCGATCCCCGGCATCTACCAGCACACCAGCGGCGCCATGATTGGCCGCACGGTGGCCGAGGTAATCGCCAGCCTCTACCCCGAGCAGCGCATCAGCCAGCCCAACGGCACCATCCGCCGCGCCTTTGCCCGCATGGCCCGCCAGCGGGCAGCAGGAGGGCCTGTGGAGCGCTTCAGCGGGGGGAGCGACCCGATCAGCCGGACAACCGCGCACCTGACCTCCTGGAGCCTCTGGGACGAGCCTCAGATCATCGCGGCGCCGATCCACCTTGCCGACCGCCGCCTCCGGGTGGCCACCACCGCAGACCTACTGCTCCGCTTCCCTGATGGCGCCCTGGGTATCGCCCTGTTGATCACCGAGGCCCAGCCCCCAGCCATCCCCGAAGCCTGGCTGGCTGCGCTTGGCGGGGCCCTGGTGATGGCCTCCGATCAGCTGCGCACCCTGATCGATCGACCCTTCTTGATCTGGGCCAGCCCCCTTGGCGTCTCCACCACCGAGCACGACCCGGACGCCTGCACCGTGCCCTGGGTCACTGGACTTGAAACGGCTGCTTGGCTTCATGCGTTACGAAACGACAGCACCGGCTTTACGAAAGCTGAGCCAGTGGCTTAGAGTTGCGGAACGGCAACAGCCGCACCACCACCAACGACCCGCAACACCATGGACATTTCTCGACACCTCTCGCTAGAGCCACGCGCAGACGATCCTGATATGACCCCGGCCGAGCGCAACAGTCGCGCCTATCTGCGGGCTCAGTACGAAGCTTGGCGTGCAGCCAACCCGTTTTCAGATGTCCTGGATTTCGCGCTGCACGTTGTCCGCACCCAGCAACAGGGGGTGGCGGCGTGAGCCACATTGAATTCCCGGCGCTGACGCCGGAAGCGCATAGAGCGTTTGCCGCAGCCGAGGAGACGCGGCAAGCGTTCGTCGAAGCCGATAGCCCTTGCTTTGACCAGTTGCCCCGGTGGTTTCGCCGCTGCCTCGCCGCCTTTCTGCGTGAAGCGCTAGGTCAAGCGGGGGTTTCTTCGGCTACCACATTCAGCGATGGGTCAATTATTGACAAGCTTTTTGCCATCGCCAACAACCTCCACAGCCCTCTGCCACCTGCGCCCCCGCCAACCCTGGCTCAGGCTCGGGCGGCTGATCTGGAAACGCAAGAGGGCATTGAAACGGTTCGCGCTTTCCTGGCGGCGCTGGGGGAGGGTGGGCAGCCATGACCCTCGCCCTATCCATCCGCCAGCTGCGGGCAGACCTGGCGACGGCGAAGCAGGAGGCCAAGGGCTTGCGGGCTGAGTTGGCGTTGATGTACGGGGAGCCCCCCGGCCCAGAGGAGCACCACTGATGGCCGCTGCTCGCGTGCTGCTCACCGTTGCGGAAGCTGCCGAAGCCCTTAAGGTTTCAGATCGGCACATCAAGCGCCTGATTGCTGAGGCCGACGCCAACCGCAAATCCCGCTGGCGCTGGGGCCGGGAGTTGATCGACCTGGCGCCTGTTGGTAGCAGCAGGCGCTGCGTGCGGGTCAATGTGGGAGCGGTGGTGCCAAGATTACTTAATCATCATTAAGTTATGACAATGAACGACTGGCAACCGATTGAAACCGCGCCGAAGGACGGAACCGAAATTTTGACGTGGGACGGCAACGAGCATCAGATCCTGTGGTGGTTAGATGCTGTCGGATGGGTTGGCGATGATGACTTTCTGGATAAATTGCCCACCTACTGGCAGCCGCTGCCGGAGCCTCCAGCCTTACTCACCTCCTAGCGCCCGCTCCGCCGCTTCGGCAACCTGCCAAGGCTGAATGTGAGCGCGGTAGGTCCGGGAGTGCTGGCCTGGGGTGTGACCCATCAAGCGAGCAGCGGTGTAGATGTCAAGCCTGCTGCCGCCCTCTCGCCACAGTCTCCCGCCATAGGCGTGGCGAAGGGAGTAAGGGCGCCACGGCAGCCCCTGCCGCCGCAACTCCTTATTGAGCCACTTGCTCACCGCCTCGGGGCGATCGGCGCTGCCCTCCAGCCGCAGCCGCAACCGCCGATCCCGCAACCCGAACCGCTCCACCCACTCGCGGGGCAGGGGCACCACCGTGCGAAACCCGGTCTTGGTGCCATCCGCCACCTGGCACAGATCGCGCTCGATCAGCGTCGCCCCTTCGATCTCATGCGGCCTGAGCCCGTAGGTGGCCATCAACCCCCAATACCAGCGCACCGGATTGGGCGCCCCCTCCACCCACTCGATGATCTCGGCATCGGTCGGCACCGCCACCAACTCCGCTTGGCTGTAGGTGGGCAGTGGCACCTCTGGGAACGGCACCGCTACCAACCGCGACAGGTGCCGCAGGAGGTAGTACAGCTCCTTGTAGCTGCAGGTGGCCCGGTCGTACCGCTCCAGGGCCTTGGCCATGCTGGCGGTCGTGCAGGCGCCCCCCTGTGGAACCTGCCGCAGGCGCCCGAGATAGTTCACCTGCCAGGTGCTCTCGCCCGTGCGCCCCAGCACCACCCGAGCCCGGTAGAGCTTGGCAATGGCCTCGCGCCAGGTGATCGCTCCCGAGGCCTGATCCAGCCAGTACCCCCACTCAAACGTCCCCGTGCTGAGCTGCCGCTCCAGTGTCTGGAGCTGCTTCAAGGCGGTGCGGCGGTTGATCGGCGTGTCGTCAAGCTTCAGGGCGATGCGGGACTGTTGCAGCCCTGGGGCCCCGTCACGCCTAGGCAGCCTGGCCAGCAGGTAGAGCCGCCCACGCTGGGTGTTGATCGAGGCCATGGGGAATACGACGCGGCGAAAAAGCAGAGCTGCACCCGACGCACGGGCCGTGCATAAACTACGCTCTGCCAGTCCCTTCCTGTCCCTTGCTGTCACCTAAGGCAGCACCACTGCACCCGGTTAGATCGCCCTCAGTGCCTGCACTTTGCCTTAAACGGCAGGCCAGAACCGCAAGATACAAATCCTCGTCGATTTCGCGGATATCGTATTCCCTACCCAGTCACCGCAAGGTTTTTCGGCGGTGGTGCATAAGCTGCCCATCACCACCACGACACGGAAACCTTCGGAACCACAGCGATAGTCCGGTGCCTGATCCTCTCGTCCCGGTCCAGGAGGTGGTAGTGGTCTGCGGAGAGCCGATCTGGCGCATCTGCGCTGGAAATCTTTGCGTGGAGTCAAAGTGTGGCGCAGCGGCCTGGCGGAGCCTCCGGCGCCTCTGCTGGGATGCAGGGGTCACCCTGGCAACCACAGGCATCACAGGGCCCAGCGTGGGGCCCCCTCCGTTGCCGGATCCAGGGGTCTAGCTGAACAGCCAAGCCCAGCCCGACCCGGCGCCCTCTGCCTCCCATCGCGGGTTGAAGTTCCGATAGCTGTAGCGGAGGCCCCGCCCGCTGGTCCCGCCGCTGCGCAGCCAGCCGCCGCGAACCAGATCAAGCTCGCCGAACGGATCCATCACGCTCCAGCCGTGCGCGTCAAACCCGTAGCAGGCCAGCCAGTGGCCACCGCCGGACGGGGCGCCAACAGGACCTCTGTGAAGGTATCCCATTGCCAGGGGCAGGCCCGCCCGGATCTCCGCCTGGGCTTGGGAAGCTGAGCATTCCTTCGTGAATCGCGCCTTGACCCCCAACTTTTTTAGAGCCTCTTGGTGCGCCGCTTGGCTGGTGGTGTCCCCGTGGCGGCGGACGATTTTCAGGTAGTCGGTGTCATCTTTGATGCCGCCCACCCCCAGGTAGGCCAGGCACATGGCCACGGCACTGGACTGGCACTGGCGCCACCCCTCGGGGCCATCGCTAGCGTTGATCTGGGAGAAGTAGGGGAATCCCGCTAGGGGATTGGTCGGCAGTGCTGCTGGCGGTTCTACAGGCTCAGCCTGCTTGCCGTCCTGGCTCCAGGTGGCAAACCACGGTCGATCACGGCGCATTGCCACCGCGTACCCATTGGCGGCAAGATCAGCTTCCAACTCGACAACCGCCGCCGACTGATGGGGCAGAGCCCGCCAGTACCTGAACAGCTGGTGCAGGGCAATAGGGGAAGCGTTGGCCATGGTCACTTCAGGTTCTACCCTAGGTTTCCCGGCAAGCTGAGGCACACGCACGGCGCCGTGCCTACCGCTGTCATCGCCTGGGATCTTGAGAGGGTCTTCCTCCTGGAAGGCAAGCGCGGGCTAGGCATCATGGGACGTGCTTTTGATCTTTTACCGGGAGGCACAATGTTCTCAGCCTCCTGCATTCTGCGCGGAATTGTTGGTGTGACCGTTAAGATGATCAGCAGCAGTAAAGCTGAGGTTGTCAATTTTGAGCCGGTCGTAATAGCCCGAGAAGACACCGACCCGAAAGACCTAGAGGAATGGCACACGGAACTGTTAGAGGCCTTCCACACCCAACCCGCCTAGTGCGTGGGCGGCTCCGGTGGCACCTCAGATTCTTGCCGCCGCCGCCCATCCAACTGCGCCAACAGGGTGCCGCCTGTCGTGGCTGCCGCCAGGGCCCCGGTGCCTGCAGCCTTCCAGATTTCCACGCACTCCCCGCCCTGCGACTGGCAGTAGATCGCCCCGCCAAACCCTCCGGCAGCAGCAAGGCCGAGGCATAGGGCCACGGTGTTGATGATGACCTCCCGGCAGTTCATCTTGCCTCTAGTCGGGTTACGCGCCGATCAATGCTGAGCGCATGTTCCTCAATTTTTTCTATCCGACCCTCTGCCGCAAGTTGGCGGCTAAGAGTAGCTTTCTGATTTTCAAGTACCAGGTCTAATTGCCTGGGAACTGTTAGCCCAATATACCCAATCCCTGCAACCGCCAGCAGTATCAAGCCTGCCGCAACCTGCGGAGTTACGTTTGACCAGAACGATTGCGCTTGGTCCTGTTCGTCTGGGAGCATGGCAGGGTAACCTCTGCCTCAGTTTTCCCGATCCTGCAGCGGTGCTGCAAATTTGGGCTAGGCGGGCTGATCAGGCGCCCCAAGCGCTCGAATCAGCTCGGCTGATAGGTGGTACGTGGTGGCGATCTGAGCCATACCGCTAGCCACCTCTGGGGATACCAATCCGGCCCGGCGAAGGTTTAGCCATGCAGCTATAAACGGGGCCTGGTCGCTGGCAGCCCCCAGGACTGCGGCGTCTATGGCGGACAGGGCCGTGCTAGCCCGAAGTAGTCGCTGAAGCCTTTCCCCCTCTGCGGTTAGCAACTCAGATTCCAGAATCTGCCGCGCCTTGATACGAGCAGCGGCGAAGGCCGCCGATTGCAATAGCTCTGCCTGAAATGCAGACCAGTTAGGCGGGGGAGCTAACGCGGAAACCTCGCGGAGTTCCCATCCATACGTCACCGTGCCGTTTACGTCACGATCTGAATCTAAATTGGTGATTTCGATTATAGGGGGTCGAGAGTGAACGGCGTGAATAGAAGTGTCGTAATCTGTTGGTTGTTCATGCTCTACAACCTCTAGCACGAAAAACTGTGCGCGATCCAGTCCCACCACGGGTTCGCTGTCCTGGCGGGGGTAGGGGAGCAACTGGTTGGTGGCGCGGTCGAGAAGGAGGCGGGTCATGGTGGTTCAGTGATTAGAGGTTAGGGAATGGCGCGGTTGGGACGGTGATCGTTCCGCCGCTATACAGGGCGTTACGAGTTACCCTAAACTCATTGATGTAGCCATTCAATCTATAATTATTATTGTAAGCGATAGTAGAGGCTGGGTTGCTGCTGCCAATTGTGAATGGCCCCGTGTTTGACAAGTTGTTAGTAAATGCAGTTGAGCTAGTTCTTGTGCCGTTGACATAGATGTTTAACGTGCCTGATTGCCGCACAAATGCAACATGGTTCCATTGGTTGAGGCTCAGCGCACCGGAACCAAAAAAGCCATTGCTATAAATCTGTGCCCCGTTGTTATTGTTGGAGCCAACAATAAAAATTATTCCACTTGAGTTTAAGTGATTGCCAATTTCTAGCAATCCCGAATACTGGTTAAGGGTGTTTTGATACAGGAACGCTTCAACCGTGAAGTCCCCTGTCCCAAACGCAAGCAGCGCATTCGATGGGACCGTGAGATAGCTCCCCAGTGTGTTGGGGAAATAGATCGAGCCGCCTCCGAACTTGCTTGGAGTGCTGCTGATACTTGGAGCAGGGGAACCGCTTGCCGTGACCGTCCGGCCATAGGTGCTGCTATCAACGATTGGCGACGAGGTGCCATGCAGCAATATCAGGCTGGTGGGGCCAGTGACTGGGGCCGCAAACCTATAACTATTGCCCCAATACTGCAGCATTAGCCCTCCCTCCGGGTCTGCGCAATTACTTTCAGGCCAGCGCCTGCAACAAGGCTGCCGATCTGCCTTACAAAGAGGGTAACGGAAGACCCGACTGCGATTGTTGGTGCAGATGCAAATGCAGTAGTAAACGCACCGGCAGATGCCGTGGAGTTAGTAGAGCCCGCCGCAATGGTTGGGTAGGTGCCACCACTGGCAGGTAGGTAGATCGAAGTCCCACCAACCCGAATGTCAAACTGCAGCGCCGCACCTGTTGGAGCAGTTGCCACGGCCCAGATTGGCAGGCTGGTGAGCGTGGTTGCGTGGGGCCAGTAGGGGATTGTGACCTTGGCGACGGTTGATGATGCAGTGAGGGCCGTTGTCTCATCAGAGAGCGGAATCACTAGATCCGCCAACGTGGCCAGGTTGGTGCCGTTGAACGCCAGGCCGATAGGGGTGTAAACCTGCGGAGCGCCAGCAGATGCGGCGCCCAGAATGCCAGCGGATTGCGTCAACCCGCTGGCGCCGATGGCACCAGAGCCAGCAGCGCTCAGGTTACTGCGGGCTGTCGAGGGGTTAACTAGGTCGCTCAGGTTGCTGGCCTTCACTAGCAGGCCAGACAGATCCTGATCCCCAGTATTCGTGCCGGTGATGCTATCGAGCTTGGCCTTTGACGCCGACCCTGCCCACCAGGATGCCGCCGCCGCTTCGCCCCTGGCGGTCGTGAAATACAGGTTGACCGACCCCTCTGGCACCGCATCAGTGCTGCCGGGGCTGGGGTTGATCTCGACGTAGACCGAGCCCGACCAGCGGTAGTTGCGATTCGTGGCAAGGCTGACGTAGAGCTTCCCCGCCTCGCCAGTTGCCGGGAACGCCGCGACGTTGACGAACTCCAGAACGTCATCCACAAATCCAGGGAGCTGCGCAGAAGGCACCTGGCCCCCCACGAGATCGGCTTTTGCTGCCAAGGCTGAAGTCAGCCCAGTAGGCTGCACCGCCGTATCAGCCTTTGCCCCCTGCGCTGCCGTGGCATAGGCGGTCGCGTCCGTCGTTGCGGCAGTGCCCAGGCCAGTCACATCCGCTGGCGCGAGCGTCACCGCTCCAGTACGCCCAGCGACGCTTTGCACCGGGGCCGCTGCTGCTGCCTCTGCTGCGGTGGCGTAGGTGGGGTGCGGGTCCGCCGCTGCTGCGTGCGCCGCTATCGCCGCTGCTGCTGTGCCCGCCGCGTCTGCGCCCACCTGGGCCGCCGTTGGCATGGCGTGTCGGTGATCGCCTTTGCTGCCTACTAACGCCGTGCCTGCTGATGGGGTGCCAAGCGGTTCGGGGGTGCTATCCGACAGGGACGCGCCGCCAGTACCCGTCAGCGTGAATTGAACCGATCCCCAGTTAGACGTTTTCGGACCATAGACATCCCCGTTACTGCGCAGATAGAAATCACCGGCAAGACCAAGGCTGGACGCCGGAACCGCCGTACCCGTCAGCCACCGTGAACCTATCGGCCCCTGAGGACCTGGGGTGACAACATCAACAACAACTGGCCCGCTGGGAACCAGAACATCAATAACCGCAGGGCAGCTCACGTCGTCCTCCGTGCTGGCCGGAATGTCGGCACTGCTGGGCCAAACGCAACATGAACATCATCCGCAGGCTCATTACCAGGAGCCACCGCCAAGATGTTGTAAACCCACTCCTTTCCTACCTTGAGGCTGTTCACCGTCGCTTCGGGCAAGATTGCTACCAAACTGCCGGCCGCGGAATCCGATTCGCTAAGATCCAGCTGGTAAATCAAGCTGCGCTTGGTATCACTCACAAACCCGTAGATGGTCCAGCCCGTAAAAATGAACGGTGTCGTCTTGGCCGTGTTTGCCCACAGCTTCAGCTCCAGACGGGCATCAACACCCTGCTCCATCTCCCAGGTTTTCCCTTCAACCCAGGCCACAGATCACGCCTCGCTGTCTGAGCTTTCCGTCCATGCCTCGTCTTTCTCCGTTGCCGGGTCGTCAGCCGCGAACCGTCCACCCTTCACCCGTGCCCGCTTGCGCTTCGGCATGGGGCAAGCCACCGCTTCATCCGTGGCCCGCTCAGTAGCCTCCGCCGGGGCCTCCTTGGGCTCGCTCTCGGCCGCCACCTGCTGCGGTTGCTCCAGGTTCATGCCGTAGCCGATAGGGAAGTTCATGGGGCTCCAAAGTGAAAGGGCCCCGAAGGGCCCTGGGTAAACACAAACCGCCTAGCGGCTCACTCCGCAGGAACCAGCGCCACCGTGTTGGTACCAACCGGCACAGCGGCACCGTTGGTCACTGTCCCGGTCGCCGATGCTGAGGCGATGTTGGACTGGGTGGAGGTGTAGCTGAACGTGGTGGAGGTCACTTCCGTAATGGTGAAGGTGCCGTTCACCAGCGGGTTAGAGCAACCCACAGTGACAACCTCACCCACCAGCATGGTGTGAGCAGCCGACAGGGTGATGGTCGCCTTGTTGGTGGTGAGCGCCACGTTGCTGATGCTCAGCGTGCCAGTGCCGGGGCGAACCCGAACCGCAGCAACCCGAACATCACCGGTCACTGAACCGGCAGCCTTGACGGCATCCCGGATTTGCTTACCGCCGACAACCACCTCGTTGGGGTTGGATTGCCCAGTCCCAATCGTGATCACGCCGATGTTGGCGTAGGCCGAAGCGGAGCTAAGGGCAGCACCCTCAGCAACGTGAGCAGCTTGCAGCACGTAGCCGCCAGCGGAGTTACTAGACTGGCCATAGGCGACTAGCTTCCAATCGTTCTGGGCTGCCAGGTTGGTAGTAAGCAACCGAGCGGCACCGGTACGAGTTTCTGCAACTCGGCCACGGGCACCGGCCTTGACTTCGCCGACCATTACGGTCATTGCATCCAGTAGATAGCCCCTTCGGGGGGCCAGTCCAGTTGCGCGTGCCATGAATCAAAACCTCAGGAAATTAGGGAATGGATGGATCAATAGAGCAATGATCAGGCTGTCATTGCAGCATTGGTGATGCCGTATGCGCGGGCAGCAGATCTGCCGTTCAAGATTGCAAGGCCAGCCCCCCATTCAATCCGGGTGCGATCAACTGGAGCATCCTGGACGTGGCCAAATGCCGTTACGTCAACCCCGTATCCACCAGCCGAATCAGGGCCTTGGATGCCCGTGACTTGTTGATCGCCATAGGCGACGCAGTAAACACTTGTGGTATTACCGGATTCAGTAAAGCCTTGGATGGGGACGTTCTGGGCGTTGGTGTCAGTAACGACAATCGGCGTCTCACCGTAAGTAGTGATCAGTTTGCCAAACTCATCCCTGGTGGTAGTCAGGAACCCGCCAATAGTGGTGCTGCGACTGGCGGCGGTAAGAAGCCGGCGCATCGCTTTGCCCATGTGGATAACCTTGTTGTCGCCGTCTACGGAGTCAATCAACTCATCCAGTTTTTGCAGCGAAAACGCCCCATTAGAATTGAAAGCTTGGGAGCTTTCAGTTCCGATTCGCTTCTTTAGGCCGTCAAAGGCACGGGGGTCAACCGACTCGTCTCCGTTAAACCAGTAATCTTCAAACGTAAGCCGCATAGAGCGCAGCTTGGCTTCAATTTGTTGGGCCTTTACTTGTGGTCCCTTGTTCTTGATGAGGTGCATATCCACGTCGATGTCGCCGCCAAACGGCTTGAGCCGTTCGTAATCGGGGTTCATGACCCCGTAAGTGACATCGAAGGTTTCGTTTACGCCACGAAAGCCAACCGCAGGCAGCTCGGCCTCAGTCATGTAATCAATGCCGCCTTGCACATCAAGGAAAGGCACGATGCGGATCACTTGACTCTCGGCGAGAGCGCGAATAACGACCACCCGTTGCTGATTGGTATCAGTCTTGGCGGCCTCCAGAAGTGTTAGTCCCATTGGGGGAAATTCAGGTGAAGGTCAAAGGGGTGGCATCACGCCAAAGAGTCACCGCAGGGCATCACGCCAAGCTGTTTTTGGTTGGGACCAACCAAGGCATCACGCCATCGGTTGGTCCCTGTTGCTCGATCTTTCCCTGACCCCTAAGCCGCTAACAGCCGATCAACTGAAAACGTCCGCAATAGCGGTGCTAAGGGGCACGACCATTAGATCCCTGCTGTTGGAGACGCGACCATCACGGCTGCTACGTGCCCCGCCGCCGGTTCCCATCGCGGGCTCGAAGTTGCGCCCCCACACGGGATCGGATTGCAGTCGCCGGAGCCACTTAACGGGTTCAAAGCGCTTGCCGGTTTCCGGGTCGATCTCTGGACTGCCGTTGGCATCAACGACCACAAGTGCGCCGTCTTCATTGCGGAACTGAGGGCCAAAGCGGCTCCAGACCGAATCAAAGGGGGTGCTCCCGTCGATTTCGGATACCTCGGTGGATCCTTTGGCGCCGATGAATGCCTTCTCGGCTAGCTGCCGTACCAGCTCACGCTGGCGGGCCTCCCGCTCGGCCTGAAGGGCGGTGGTGGATGCTTCCAACTGCTGCGAGTATTTGGCCTCGATCTGCTGGCGCTCCAGGGCCGCTTGCTGCTCGATCAGCTCCCGCCGTGCCTGCTCCTGCTGGGCCTTGGCCTGTGCCTCGCGTACCGCCTCAGGGTTGGTCGTGGTCAGTTCCCGCAGCTGGGCTTCCATGGCCCCGATGCGGCGGTCCTTCTCGCGGTTGGCAGTGCGTTCACGGTCGAGGGTGTGACGCAGCCGGGTTACGTCATCTCCATCTCCTTCGCCATCACCAGTTCCGGCGGCAGGGTCGCTAGGGCCCTGGCCTGCACCGGCCCCAGCCGCTGCGCCACCGCCTACGCCAGCGCCGCCGCCACCCTCGCTGCCACCCTCAGGGCTCTGGAGGATGAACTGCTCAAACCATCGCGTTTTCATTTAGTCGGGGCATCACGCCCGCGAGCAACTACAGCGCAGCTTTCCGGCTTAGCGTTTGCCCTGTGGCTTAGGTCGCTGGCGGCGCTCCTGTTCGCGTTCGGCAGCGGCCATACGGTTGGCGAGCTGCCGGGTTTGCACCGTCTCTAGGAGGGTTTCGATGGAGTCAGGCTGGTGGGTTGTCATATGTTTATGCCAAGTAGGCTGAGTTGATCGCGGCAATAGGAACCGCCGTGGTAGTCGTATGCAATAAGCATCTGATGGTCAGTGCCCAGTTCGACGGCATTAGCGGCAGGCTGTTGATCCAATTCATCCTCAAGGAGTGTTGGCGTTACCGGCTGAGTTGCAACCGTAGCCCCAGGTATCACTCCAAACACCCCCCGTTCGGTAATTGGGGATGCGTAGCCTACGCTATCTCGTCGGTATCCTACTATTGGGATCTGGCCCGCTCCTGTCTCGTTTTGGAATTCCCCCAGAGCAGCATCAGCGTTAAATGTGCCTGGGTTTTTGTGATATAAAAAAGAAGCGGAAGAAGAGGCCCGAGCGTTGCTTGGCAGGCCCATTGCGTTAATTGCAAGGCCTGAACCTCTCCAGGCCTGCCCAATAGTTGCTTGCTCGTGTCCCCACGCTCCAGAACGTGTATCATTGTAGGCCTTTACAAGATTATCAAACAATGTTGGAAGCTGGGTAATAGCTGGCAACCTTATCACGGATTCTTTTTTGATTAGGTACGTTCCAATGCTTTCGACTAAATATGTTGATGTTTCCGCGTAGGTCATTTGTACTGTACCGAGGCCTCCCCAGCCGTAGACACCGTTGGATTGCGTTGTGTACCTGACAATCGCCGAAAGCAAGACTATTGAGTCATCGCCAGCCGGCAAGGCAAACCACCAAACATCAAATTCATTATTTAGAGACCTATTTAGGGTGCCGTCAATTTGTGTATAAAATAAGGGTGGCTCAACAGATTGGTATTCTCGCCAATTTTGATATGCCAAAGTAGATGTCCAGTTAAAAGTGAACACATCAGTAATCCAGTTTTCTGCGCTGCCAGACCCGATGTGTAGCCTTAACTCACAGGCGCCAGTCCATACTTCGGTCCCGCTGCAAGTCCTTACAACAGCAAAGCTTGTTCCAGCCCCATCGTATATGTTAGGTATAATAACTCCAGTAGACTGACTACAGCTAAGGCCATTTGAATAAGCAGGAGTGCCTAAAGTGTTGTTGTTTGCAACCCAGCCCACTCCTACGGCAACCTGACCTCCAATTACAAAGCTCGGTTCATCTCTCTTTCTAGTTATCAGTGGCGCCGGAGGCAGGGCCATCTCTCGCTTCAAAGCCTCCTTAGACCAGTCGCCGCTTCTCTTTGCTTTCTTCGCCCGGTTCTTAAGCATCCGAGCCCTTACCAGGTCCAGGATCTTCCATGGCACCGGATTGATGTCAACGATCAGGCTCATCCTTGCGCGAGCAGTAGGACGTAGCTTTCGCTCTGCCCAGCCTGCATCGTTTTCGCTGTCGGCAGCAGCACCACTCGATCGGGATAGGTGCGGTTGTCCACCTGTAGCACGATCGCATCAAACGTGAAACCGCTGCCTGATGCCGTTAGTGACAGCGTGAACTGCGGCAGTTCGTAACGGGCATTACCGCTGTTGAAGCTGCCGGTCCCGATCGTGCCGGTTTTCTCTGTGTACCCGTTCCCATTCGATAGCTTCACCGCGTTCCAGGCACTCATCAGGCTGGCCTGGGTCAACACCACGCCATTGCGGTAGGCTAGCAGCAGCTTGTAGGTCTTGCCTTCGTAGGTGAGCTGCGCTTGTTTGCCCAGCGCATCCGGTGAGATCAGAACGTCCATTGCAGCAACCGCTTACGGGAGCTTTCCCGATCAAGCCGTCACCGTGAACCCATCGGTGAACAGGTTGACCGTGTAGGGGCGGCTTGCGCCCGCTGCAAGGCTGATGCTGGGGCTTTCGGTGAGGACGAACGACACGCCCGTGCTCCAGCTCACCGCACCACCGCTGCCGATGGTGCCGATTACCAGGTAGGCAGCGTTCCATGTCAAGCCAGCCCCTCCTGAGGAAGCAGAGAACTGACACGTCTGGGCAGCCGCTTCAAAGCGGTCTGTGGCGCTGTTGAAGCTCCCCTCGGGGATTGTCCATTCACACCTGGCGTAGCCGTTGCCGCTGCGCTCTACCGCGTCCCATGCCGCCGTAGTTGAACCGAGGCCTGGCGATCCTGTTGTGGTTGTAGCCAGACACAGCCGCGCCTTCTTTCCTGCGTAGCTGTTGGCAAACAAGCGACCCGCCTCAAAGGGGGTCTGAATCATCGCGGCAGGCATAAGCGGCTAATGTCTGCTCTAGGTTTCCCGGCTACTCAAAAAAGATCGTGGGGCCGAGGTATGCGGTTCCATCACCGGAAACAGTTCCAAAGACATAACTCGAATTTTCCCAAACGTTCACGCCGTAGTTTACGTTAGCAGGGAGTGTCAGTACGCTTACATTTTTAACAACTGAATCAACGTTTGCCGTATTCAATGGTCTCGCGAGTATCAGGTAAGTATTCCCCGATGTCAGTTGTTTTCCTGCAACGTTACTATCTAGGTCTACCCTTCTCCAAACGCCACTGAGAGCGGCTGCTGTTCCGCTCGGGACAACGATTGAAGAAATGCTATCTGCCGCGTTAAAGTTTTCCTGATAAACAAAATCTATAAACGGGTCTACGGTGA